GACAGTCCCTTAAATCATTTCTATTAATTCCTTAATCTTTTTATATACCTCTTTATAATTCATATCTTTATCTATTAACTTAGGTAATTTCATAGATATAATTCTTTCAAGTGCTTGTATATCAAATAGTTCGCTTTGATTTAACTCATCTCTTTTCACACCTTTTGGAATACCTAATTTTTTTCTTACAAGTTCAGTAAAATGTTTATAATACATCTGAGGTTTATTGCTACCTTGACTAGTAGCATAATATACAAACTCTTGTATTTCATCTGTAAAATCTTTTCTTACTTTTTTGCCTTCTGTCCTTATATCCAGCCATTCCTGGTCTTTTTCTGTAGCAATATAATAACCATGTATTCTAATTTGTTTAAGTGTTTTTGTAACCCATTTTGTAAATAACTTTGCTTCTGGTTTATTACTTCTAAATGACATATTGTACACAGCTTCTTCTGTAACAAAAGTAGTACCGAAGTTAGGCAATTTATCTTTAAAGTTTCTAGTGTAGGAATCTCCGACAGTAGACTCATTAAATTTCTTTTTATATTCTCTATCTATATTTCTTAATGTATCACGAATATTTACTATGCCTAGTTCCTCTCCTACGTCATTTGCATTAAACCAAACTTCTTCTCCATTTTTGGACCACATTACTTTTACATTTTTCTCTTGTAAAATTTTCAACATACTACTACCTCCTGTTTTTATTTTCGACCCCTCAATTTGAGCCATCGAAAATATTAAATATTCGACTTTAGACATGCATGACATGCATATCTGAATAGTGCATGCCGTGCATTTTTAATAAATTTTTGTATTAAAAAAGACCTAGAAGTTAATCTAAGCCTTTTTAATGGGGGATACATATTATTAAAGGGAGCAAGTTCCAGGAATCGAACCTAGATTAAACCAGTACTTGCATGGTGAGTGAGGTTACCAAGCCCCACTCGTTTTTTAGACCTCTGAATTAAGATACAAAATATAAAATTTTGCCCTCAATTTCTCTACTTTTAGTGTATACGTTGATTAATATTTGAACATAGTTAGAATTGAACTAACAGCGTCCTCACGCCCTACCTAGTCTGTTCATAGTAATAAAAAAAAGACCATACATTGGTCTTAATTAAATTCATATTTTTCCTTGTACTCTTTAATAGCATCATTCCATGCCTCTTGCTCTGTTATTCCTTTTTCTATAGCAATCTTTTTGGCTATCTCTCTTATTTTAGTTGCACCTTCTAATATTCCCATTTCATATTTCCCCCTATTCTATATAATTTAAGCGAGGTCATAAGTCCTCGCTCTATTTAAAATATGATTTAAACATCTTTTTTAAGTTGTAAATCAGGAAATGGTATAACTTTAGCAGAAGTTAGAGTATTTTTAGGTAAACTTAATAGATATTCTACTTCTTCTGGCTCTAGACTAAAGTTATAGGAAAATGAAAGTTCATCCATAAACTCTTTTGGAGTAAATACCTTCTCATTTAATAACATCAAAACTGCTGTTTTTAACAATGCTGGTAGAGAAGTTAATAATTCATCATCTAATGGTTCTGATTTTCTTAGTCCCCTACGTTGTAAAGTACGAATCATAGAATGATATTCATCCATGCTGATGATTCCTAAAGAATATGAACGACGAATCATTGCTTGAATAGAAACTTTCCATTTACGTTTCAATTCTGTATAGTTTGGAATACGTAAAGGAGTTCTCTTAGCATCAATTTTAAAAGTCTCTTCTGGTAATAAGAATGCAGATGCAAATCTATTAGCTTCTGATTCTCTGTCTTTAAATTCTTGTTTTTCTAAAGCTTCTACATCCTCGCTCCACTCATGCAAGCATATATGCCCTAATTCATGAGCTATATCAAAATGAATTCTAGAGGCAGAAGTCTTATTACTAGAATATCCAATCAGATAAAATGTCTCTCCCGAAATATCTACCATCTGACTGAATGCATCTATATCATCTGTAGAAGTCGAGAAACTTGTTACAAGTATTCCGTGTTGTTCTACTTCATATATGATATTATCAATAGGTTTTAATCCTAATCCCCAAGTTTCTCTTAAAAGTAAAGCAGCTTCTTCTGGTGTTTTCCCAGAACAATCTGGTAAATTTAATGTTGGGAATTCAATATAATCTTGTAAGAAGAAATATATTTCTGCTAGAAATTCCATTTTTTGAATTTGCTCTGCTCTATATTTTTTATTTGTAGTCAATAATGCTCTGAAATATGTTGAACCTATTGCAATATTATTTCCTGTTTCTAAAAAGAATTTAACTGGGAAACCTAACTCTTTTGCTATTCGTTTCACTACATTATTATCATTTGGTTTCGATTTATTATTCTCATACATCGAAACAGTCTGTCTTTGACAGTCAATTCTCTCAGCTAATTCAGCTACTGTCATTCCTCTATATATACGAGCTTTCTTTAAACGCTCTCCATTAAAATTAATTTCCATAATTATTTCCTCCATCTATTCACTAAAAAGTGACTACTTGGCATCTTCCTCCTTTTTCGCCTTTTTTAAAGGATGTGTTTTCTTTCTTGCATCTGCTTTTGCAGTTAACTTCAATCCAAGAGTAGGATTATTTGCAACAGGATTAGTCTTATCAACTTTTTCTACAACTGTACTTTCTTCTATAGATATATAAGAACTCAAATTTTGTTCTGATACAATATTTAAATTTGTGTCAACCATCACAGCACGAATAGATGTCAATTCATATTCAGCTGTTTGATTAAATAACAATAATACATGGTGTTCAATGATAGCACCATCTTTATTTATACTATCAATTAATTTCTGTAAATATATTTCAATTTTATCTTCATTATCAAATTCTAATGAAAAAAATGATAGTTGTTCAATAGGAGCTTTTAAATCTCCATTAAATACTTTAGTTAAAATATCTACATAATGCATTTTTTCTCTTTTATTGACATTATTATGAAGTTCTTTATATCTTTGCTCTTTCATTAATACATAAAGATACTTGCTATTTTTATCATATATAAAAATCATTCTCCAACGTCCACGTTTAGATTTATACGCTTTAAAATTAGAACTATTAAATGCAGTATCAATTGCATCATTTAACAAATCCCAAAACTGAAAAGGCACTCCATTTTTAGTTATAAGGTTTTGTTTTCCTATATATTCTCTAATTTCTTCTTTTGCCTTATTAAAGCATTGAACAATGATATAACCTATTTCATTGGGAACTTCTAATTTTATTTTATTTGACACTCAGGCATACACCTCCTATATATTTTTATATATTTATTGTAGGCGTTTTATGTAAAAGTGTCAATATCAAAAGACAAATATATTTATTTTTTATATTTAAAGCGTCATTTGAAAATTTTTCAACTTTTTATATGATGTCCTTAATTATAAAAATTATTCACTTTGGCTAGAGCAAAGACAATCCCTTAACTCTAGCCTAATATATATTTAATTTTGAGAGGGAAATCTTCATTTCCACAATATTATTATCTCATGTTTTTACCAATAAAAAGTCTCAAGATAGTCTCCAAAAAGTCTCAAAATAGTCTCATTTTTAAGCTTTCCATGAAAAAATGGGTAATTCAAACTCCTTTATCTTTGGATATAACATATCCATAATCTTACAAACTATCCTTTTTCTTATTCTAAAGCAATGACTTCTATCTATGTGCATAGCATTAGACATATAATCCATATTTATCTTTTCATTATTCATATACATTTCATTGAAGAACTCTGTTTCAAAGCTGTTCAAACTTGTTAATGCACATTCTATAGTTTCTTTTTCAATTTCTAATGTTTTCTTATCTTCTTTTAATCTATTTAAATCTTCTTCTCTTTTAATAACTTCATTTTCAACACTTGAACTTATATTATAGGTAGTTCCTGTTTTTTCTTCATAACTTTGAGCCTTGCATCCGCAAAATTCATTCTCTAATTTTTTAATATATATATCTTTTATTCTTATTTGACTTTCTAGTTTTTTATAGTTATATAATCTACCTTCAACCTCTTGAAATAGTGTCTTTTTATTCATACTTCCACACTCCTATCAATTTTTTATGTTATAATAATATTTGTATATAAAAGTTTTATATTTTTGACAAGTGGAGTGTGAAAGCACTCCTTTTTTCTTTTAACTAACTATTGCAGGTTTTCCCCTTTAAAGGAGAAAAATCTATTCCTGTCTTAACTCACAATTGATAATTGACTATTCAAAAGTCTTATTTCTTCTTCAAACACTATAGGTAACTTATAACTATTTACAATCTCTAATACTTTATCTAACTGACAACGCTTTATAGCCTTATAACTATCTACTCCAAATTCTCGTTTAATCTGATGGTATATATCACTATAAACTTTACCTCTTAAAGATTTATTTTTATAAGCCTTACTTCCATGTCCACCAAGTGATTTTGTTGCTACTCTCTTAACCTCTTTAACAATACACTCACACTCGATATTGAATAATGGTGCATCATCCATAAAGTTCTCTAACTTCTCATTAACATTCTCTATTTTAGTTTCTAAGACTTCTTGTTTCTTATCTAGCATAAATATAGCTTGTAACTCCTTTGATGCACTTAAAAGAGGATTATTTAGTTCTTTTCTCATAGAGAAATATCCATCAACTAACTTCTCATATAATTCCCAAGCTATATCATCTTCTAATATTTTTAATAATTTTGCATAACCTCTTTCAGATAATATATAAATCCCAGATAATAACCCTTTGTTTTTTAACCCTCTATAAGAATTAATTGATTGTTGAGTAAATCCTAATTCTTTTATTTTGGTATCGTCCAAACCGACACCTAACAAATCTAATATATCTTTTCCATCTTTAAATCTTTTTCTATTCTTATTTATAAGCTCATTAATCTGTCTAGATTCTCTATTATGTATCTCAGCTATATCTTTTACTAGCATTGCTTTCTTATGTTCTCCAAATCCACCCTCAATGTTATGAAATTTCATTCCCTCGATTTCTAAAGTTCCAAGTACTGTTATTTCTTTATTTATATTTTCATTCATAATTTATCTCTCCTTTACCATTTGATATATTCTCTATTCAGCTTTTTCACATTTTTATGAAAAACTGAGTACCTAATCTAACGAACGGATTTTTCCGTTGGTTAAATAACATCTTCTAATATAACCTCAACTCTTGGTTTATCACTGTAATATTTACTAGCTACAACCTCAACAATCTGCGTATCATCTTTATAAGCTATCTCATTGAGTGAATCAGCTATAATCTTGACCACATTATCAATATCTGGTTTTTTATTGGGTCTTAACACATTATTTCTTTTCTGCTCTTTAATCTTTTTACTGTTACTTTTTGCTATAGAGTAATAACATCTTAAAGTCATTTTTATGTATCCAGTAAAATAATGTCTAACTTTAGATTGATATAACCATTTTATTAATTCTTCATAGTCCTTAGTTTTCTGTGGTGTATAGGTCCTTTTAGTAGCCAAGTTAAATCTAGGTCTTTCTTTACCAACTGGTTCTCCATCTATTACAAGAAAAACTTTCATTTTTTCACCTTCTTAGCCTTCTTCCTACATTCTTTACAACAATAAACATCCTTAGATTTTTCTTCAAGATAAAATAATTTTCCACACCAACTGCATCTTCTTCGTTTCATAAAATCACTTCCTGTTTAGCGTAAATCTTCTAGCTCTAAGTGAGAGTTTATTTTTATTAGTTCTTCTTCTAGAATTTCCAAACACTTATTTTTATTTTTTAAAATACTATTTGTAGAACGGCATTTTACTGTAATACCAGTTGGAATATGAGTAACTTCAACAGAATAATCTTTACTTTTCGCCATTTTCAAATCTTTAGGATGTATAGTATATCCGTTTTCTAATTCATATAGCTCATTTTTACCTTCAAGATAGCTTTCGCATTCTTTGAAGTTATTAATTTCAATTCTTTCAAGCATACACATATCTTCAAAGTAGTTTTTACAATTATAATTTTCACAATATATATTAGCCATTTAACGCACTCCTTTTATAAGTCAAGCCTATAACATTCTAGTTTCATTCACAAACTTACCTTGACTATTTTATTCTATTTACTTCTTAATTTCTTATAGTTCTCTTCACATACTTTATCCATATTTTCTTTGTATTTGCATCCTATACACACATTACAAGTTATAAGGTTATTGCTAATTACAAAGTCATAGTTGACACATCTTTCATCACACTTTTTATGAATTAATCTTTTTTTCATTTTAATTCTTTTATTCATATTTAACCCTCCCTTAGCTTCTCAATTATCTCAATTTCATCATCTGAAAATACCATACAGGCTTCCCCATCACAATTACCATTTTCCCAATCTTTTTTAAATCGTTCATATTCATTTATATAACATCCAGTATATTCATCCTGCTCTAAAAGATAATGTGCTTCCATTATTATTTTTCTATCTTCTTCATTGTAATTAGCTAGACAATATTCATCTCCAAATTTAACTACTATTACTTTTAAATCATCAATCAAGTTATAGTATTTCAGAGTATTTTTTAATCCTTTTTCTGAATACTCAAAGTCTACGCTTTGATTTCTTACCTGCTCCAATGTTCTTTTAGTCTTTATTTTCACTTTATAGATGTTAAACATAATTTACAATCTCCTTCTCCAGCCAATTTTTATTATTTAATATTTAGGAAATTCTCCATAAGTCGTAGCAAGACATTCAATTCTCCACTCTGGTATAACCCATGTTGTATCGTTATCACCTACATATGCTTTTACTTTATAAAGCGGGGTATTTCTTTTTCTAAATTTCGTACTATAACATTTTTCTAAAATTTCACAACCAACCATTCTGTTATAGTAACAGTTTATTTGATGATATATAATCTTTTCCCCTACAGAATATTTATATTTTAGATTATTTATAGATTTTTTATATATGCGATTTTTCACATAATTTGCTAATATACAAATAATTATTAGCAGTATAGTCAATAAAAAAATCTTCATAAGTTATTCCTCCTAACTAGTTTAAATTTACATCCTCTTATTATTTACTTCTCCTTCTCTAGCCAATCGGGCGTTAAAACTGCATTAACTAAAACTCCACTATTATCACAATTTCTATTTGTCACACCTGCATTATATTTTGCTTTAAGGCATCTAGCATTTATTGTTACTTTAGAGTTTTTATTTAAGTCTATAAAGTATAGACCTGTTTTAGCACCTCCACCTCCTGCCTGACTTCTAATACATCTAGCAATTCCAACTGCATCATAAATTCTATTTGTACTATGAGTTGGATTATTTAGTTGCTCAAGATTTTTTCTACTTTTTCTTTCGATAGGAAATACTTTTCGTGTACTTCGTCCTCTAAAATGTCCAACAATGAATATTCGTTCTCTATTTTGGGGTACTCCGAAGTTTTTAGAATTAAGAACTTGCCACTCTGCATCATAGCCGATTTCATCCAGTTCAACGAGAACTTTGAGGAAATCAAATCCTCCATTAACACTAAGTAGATTTTTAACGTTTTCAATAAGTAAATACTTGGGTCTATCTTCTTCTTTGAGTTCTCTAATAAGTTTTGTAACTGTAAAAAATAAACTTGAACGTTCTCCTCTGAATCCAAATTGTTTCCCTGCAACAGAAATGTCTTGACATGGGAATCCAAAACACCAGACATCTGCTCTTGGGATATTTTCTGTTCTAATTTCTCTAATATCTCTTTCAAACCATTCATCCTCCTTCGGTTTGTGCATGGCATTATAACTTAAATTTGCGAATTTATCATATTCGCAATGTCCCAAACATTTATGTCCTGCTTTTTCCATCCCTAGCCTAAAGCCACCTATCCCTGCGAATAAATCTAAAAATGTAAGCAATACAACGCCTCCTTATTTTCATTTTTGAGAGTTACAAAACATCTCAATGATAATTTTATTAAAAAACATTTTGCAACTCTCTAAACTGTTTTAATTAGATATTTCTTCTATTCAAATATAAGTTCTTCGCTATCAAGCCACTTTTTAATACCATCTTCACAATCATATTCAATATCATCAATCTTACAGTCATAAATACAACATTCGCATATCTTTTTATCATGTAAAAAATCTATTAATCTATTGATGAATAGTAACTCTTTCTCTTGTAACTTTTCTTTAAGACTTTTATTTTCTTCTCTTAACACACTAATTTCATTAAAAACATCTAAAAGTACTTTTGAATCAGCTTCATCATTTTCATTTAAATTCAATCTATACTCATAAACTCTACCAGCTATAAAACTTCCTATTACTAATATCACACTAGCTAAGATATTCACTTTTAACCATCTCCTCATATTCTTCTCTAGCCTTATCTATAGCAATAAATATATCCTCTCCATTATCATATAACTCTTTTGCTCTTTTAATTGTGTATTCAGTCCTTGAAACTTCCATTATTCCTCCTCAATATATTCAGCTTTCCAGCCACTTCTTGTTTTAGTTTTCTTTTTAATTGTTTGGTAAACTGCCTGACTCTGTAGTCTTAAAAAACATGCTGCACTATCTATAGAATCAAATATTTTTTCTTCACCAGTTTTGACATTAATTAACTTTACTTTTGAAGCTTTCTTTCTCTTTTTTCTATCCCTATCAACATTAAACTCTATTAGCATTTTTCCACGTGTTGGAAATACAAGTTCTCCATTTTTGTTTACTCCATAGATACAGCAATATAGTGCTAAATAATTTCTAAGAGTCAAATCATCTTCAAATATATTATCTGCAACAGAACCACTAAAATATCTTTCAACCTTTAACATTTCAGCCCCCTCCTTATTCAACTGGCATTTCAAACACTTTTTCTTTGTTGCATCTAACCCCGTCTTTATTTATAATGTCAAACTTAGTTCCTGCAATAATAGCCTCCTGTATTCTGTTTAATACTTCAATAGCTCTTTCTTCTGATTTATACCTACCTATTTCTCTAACATTTGATTCACCTTCAAACACTGCATATACATATCTACTATCTATTTCAACTCTATTAACTCTCATTAAATCTAATTTATTTTGACTTCTAATTATTATCATTCCTAATACCCCCATCATCATTTTTTCTGCTATAACTTCTAATAAATACAATATTTTAAGCCACAGCATTTCTTCAAAAAGCAGTTTACCTAGATATAGCGTCACTGTAGCTGTTCCTTCTGCCTTTAAATTCCAAGGTCTATGCGAATTATCTGTTTTTATATTATTTAAGCTTATTTTTATTGCTCCTTCGCAATTTTGTACCATCTCAATTTTCTCACCATTACGCTCTAAAAAAAATTTTCTATACTCTTCTTCCATTTTCCATCCCTCCAATATTTTAACTCCTAGGAAGTAATATTGCATAATTACTCCCTAGATTATTTAACTTAATTAAAAAGGTATATCGTCATCATCTATTGCTTGAAAACCTTGTGGGTCTAATCCTGGTGGTACATATTCTTGTTTAGCATTATTATCATTTTTACTAGAAAGTAGTTCTAAAGCATTTACATTAACCTTAGTAATAGATTTCCAGCAACCATTTTCATCTTTGTAATTATATATATTTAACTCTCCAACAGCATATATAGGCTTACCTTTAACAAGATATTGCACTAAATTCTCTACATGTTTTCCTAATTGCTCGCATTGAATAAAATCAGTTATTTTATTTCCATTTTTATCTTTAAACCTTCTATCTACTGCCATTGAAAAGGTTATTTTTGGAGTACCTGAATTTGGAAGGTACTTCAATTCTGCATCTGCAACTAATCTTCCAACTAAAGTTATTGTATTCATTTAACTAGCCCCCTTCTATTTTTCTTCCTGTTCTTCTGTATACTCAACAAAGTAAGTATAAGTTGTCTTGCTATTTTGCTTCTCTCTAGCAACCTTTACTGTATATCCAGCTTTCCCAAGTAATCTTAATAACTCCAATCTATCTTGTTCATTTAAAGAACCACTTCTTTGTGCATATATTCTCGCCATTTTATACCTCCCCTTTTCTAGGAAGCAATATATTGATATTTACTTCCTAGAAGTTTAATTTTATTTAAATTTTTCCTTCTGACTCTTTTTAATAATCTCATCTAGCTCTTTTTCTTCATATTGAGTGAAAGTCTGATTGAAGTTAGCAAACTTATTTTTATTCACATTATGAGTATTCACAGTTTTACTATTAGACTGCTTCTTTTCCTGCTTACTCTTTTTCTTTCTTTCAAATTCATTCTGATATTCTGTAAGTTCTAAAACAGTTTTTACACCTGCTTCTATCCAATTATTTAAGATTGTCTTTACATACTTATAATTCTTAACTCCACTGCCTACAGCTTCATCAACAGCTCTTATTATTACATCAGCTTCCATTCCATCATCTAAATAAGTCAGTAGTTGAAGAAAATTATTTGGAGTAATCACACCTATATAAGATTCATAATATTTTTTTATGTAAACAGTCTTATTTTTTTCAGATTGTTCAGCAATAACAGTAGTAATAACATCATTTTCTTTTAAACCTATTTTCTTTTTAATACTATTTTCTTTTATGTTGCCGATTTCCCGACCTCGGTTTTGCCGGCTTCCGGTTTCACCGACTTCGGTTTTACCAGCTTCCGGTTTTACCGGAGTCGGGAAAACGGCACACGGTTGAGATTCAGTCATTTCAACACTTTCAGAATTTACATTTTGAGGTGTATCAAAAATATCATATCTATAACCTTTCATTTGACCTTTTTCATCCCTTATTTGTGTCCTAATAACAAAACCTTCCTGCATAAGCTCCTTTAAAGCATTACTTACTTTTGTCTTACTATCTTTTCTATAGCTTATTAATGATTTTGCATAAACTTTATGACTACCCGACCTTTGAAACCTTAACATTTGAGTAACTACTCCTATAGCTGAATAACTAAGATTTTCATTATCAAGGATTGTATTAGGTACTCTTGTAAATGGGTCATCAAAGTTTATGTGAAAGTATGTTTCATTATTAAAATTCAATATATCACCTACTCTTGATTTTGCTTATCTAAAATGCTCTTGTATCCATTTAGAACCTTTTCATACTCTTGCTTAGTCAAATCTATTGCTAGTTTACTAAACTTCTTATAAACCTCACTATCGACTCTATTCTTATCCTTATCTATAGACTCACCTAAAAAATATAGTGTACTTAATTCATCTTCACTAACTTCTCTTTTTTTTTGTTCTTTTCCATGTGTATTTGTTGCATCACTATCCTTTGTATCATCAATGCAGAATAATCCATTTAAAGCATATTTTCTTGCATAACTTGATACACTTCCAGTCACTTGTGCTAAGTCCATGCCTTTTTTAGTTTCATCTTCTCTCGCTAATGCTTTTGCAGATACTTTTTCTCCTGTTTCTGCATCTATTAAAGTTGCTGTAGCTTCTACATAGAATCTAGTTCCTATCTGAACAACTTTATCATCTAATATAACTAATGCTTTTTCTTCTTTTAGAATAGGCTTCAAACCTTCTAGTATATCCTCGCAACTCCTATAGTTGTATTTACCAAAGCTATTAAATTGACTTTTAGGAGCTTTTAAAGTACTCTGTATATTTACAAGTTTTATATAAACATTATTAGTTTCCATGGTCCTCACCTACTCTTTTTTAGCTTTTGGAATTGTTAGTGTAGTTCCATATTCAATCCTACAACCTTCAACCTCATGACCTTTTTTGATAAAGTCTTTAATGGTATTTTTATCTACTTTTACAACTTGCTCTACTGTTTTATATATAGCAGGTATCTTTTCTTCATCTTCTATGACTAAGCTACCTGCTGACTTTCTTATACTTATATTTCCTAAAAATGTTTCTACCTTTTTAATACCAAGCAGTTCCATACATTCCTTTATGTTACTTTTTAATCTATCAAGACTATTCTTCTTAATCTTCTTTAACTCTTGCATTCTCTTAATCTCTAAGTCTAAAGAGTTTATATCACTATCAATATCTATTATCACTGAAACTATCCTAGTGTTTTTATTTTGTATCTCTTGTTTTATTATTTCTTTTATTTCCTCTAGTTTTTCAGCTTCATTTCCTGTTATTTCTGTTAAACCTTCTTCTATTTCTAATAAATCTGTAGTTAATTCATATAAAGTACTCATAATTTCCCTCCGTTTATGCTATAATATAGTCATATTTTTATTTTTAAATATTTTCTGAATCGAGCCACTCCTAATGGCTCTTTTTTTATATCTGGACATCTATAGGTCTATCTCTTCCAAATTCGTCTAAGTACATACAAAGTCTTTTATAGTCCTCACTTTCTTCACTCTCTTTTATTTTGATTTGTGTATCTAACAACTCTAGTAATGACTCAGCAAATATTTTTAATCTTTCGTTTACTGTTACTTCTCTTAATGCATCATTTAAATTAATGTCATCTAACATATCTCTGCTAGATTTATTTTTGAGAATCTCATAAGTCTCCTTATTTTTGTCTATTTCTAAACTAGATAAATTTAACTGTCCTTCAACATATTGTTTTACTATTTTTAAACTTTCCATAATTAAACCCCCTTTTTAATTAATCTCTATTTTGAACTAATCCTACTAAACATATTGCAAATAAACCTACTATTATTAAAGCTGCCATTTTATTTCCTCCTAACCTAATCTTTCAAGAATATAATCACCATATCTAATATCCTCTGGTATCAATGCTTGATACTCAATACATCCCTTATCTTTGCTATAATAAGCTAAATTTAGTTCCTCCTCAGTTGCTACTACTACAATACAATTAATATTGAACCCAAACCTCTTAGAACTTACACTCACTACATTTCCTATTTTTTAATTTCTCTAGATTAAAGTTCACTTTCAATAGCTCCATCTACATCACCCCCTCTCTCTTTATCAACATAATAGTTCTCAATGTATGTATGAGTTATTAGTACCCCAAATTTCTCTGTAAGAATTTTAGCTAAAGTTTCGCCTAATGCATCTAAATTTGGTTCACCAACTGTTGTTACTGTGTATTCACTTTTTTTACCCATTTAAATCACCCCTCTATTTTCAAAATATTCCGTATTTAGTTTTCAAAGTGCTGTTATGATTTAGCTTAACATTGATATTTGATTGTTCTTTTTAAACTTATTAATAAAGTATATTTGTCCCTTACCAGTAATCTTAGGTGTTTTAGTAATACTTGTATGACCATCTGGATGTACTCTTGTACCTTCTTTTGTTTCTATAACTCCTAAATCTACACTTTTTTGAGTTGGTGTATTGTAATCCTCGCCTTTACGTTTTATTAAGTAACCATTATTTCTTAACCAGTCAAATAATCTATTTTGTCCTGTATCAATTCCATTTTGTCTAAGCAATTTTGCTAATTCTCCAACTAGGATTGAATTGTCAGAAGATGCTACTGAATCAGCAAACAGTACTTTTGGTTGCTGTAACTGAATTACCTTATCTTTTTCTTGATTTTCTAATTGTAATTGTTCTTTTTCTTCAACTTCTATTAATAACTGTTGCAATGCTTCTTTGTATGTAGTTGGTAGTTTAGGTTGTTGTTCTTTTAACTCTCGCTCCATTTCTTCAAACTTAGTTACATAAATCGCTGTAAATATAATTCCCTTTTCACCTGTCATTTTATTAGCTACCATGTCACAACCTTTTTTAGTTAATAAGTAACAAGGCTGAATTTTATTTTGAGTATTTATATAAGTACTTTCTATGAAAAAATCCTGACTCCTCAAATTTGATGAGTCCTCTAAAATTTTCTTGTATCCTCTTATATCTCTTAACAAATTATCATGTTTCTTTTCTATTAACTCTGCGACTTCTCTACTCTCAACTAAGAATTGATTATTTTGCTTGATTATTGTTAGGTCATTCATGCTTATACCTCCTCTTTTATTCGTTTTTATAGACCTTTTCTTTATTTACTTGAAGCCCAAGTTTAATAAGATACCTTAGCATTTCACTTTGAGATTCTTTATAAAACTTTTCCTTTTTTAAAACATCTAAATCTGTTTCTAATTCTGGAAATATAGTTATTGAAATTCTTTTTGATTTAGTTGGCATTTTCATCCTCCTTTTGTCACCAGTGGTGAACCTCTTTATATTTTTATTATAGATGAACTGGTGAACCATGTCAACACTTTTTTATTATATTTTTATTTTTTATATTTACACCATTTCACCACTGGTGTATAATACACTTAAGGTGAGGTGATGTAATGGCTACTCAAAAACCAAGGTTCACAATAACTGTTGATGATGAACTTTTAAAAGAAATTGATGATTTTAGGTTTGATAAAAGGTTCTCTACAAGAACACAAGCTACTATTGAATTAATCAAATTAGGTTTAGAAAAATTAAATGCTGAAAAATGCAAAGAAACAAAAGAATAAGTCCTCTTTTGGGCTTATTCGCCTTATATAGGCAGGCGTATTGTTGTTTGCTCTATTTGCATCTAATCACCTCTTTTGAATATTCTGTATTTAGTTTTCAAGGTACTTGTTTTATTTAACTTAATTCTTACTTAAATCACTTGATATTCCGTATGAATACCTTTAAAATTCTTTAAATCATCACCTTGTAATAAAAAATAATGTTTACCTTCAATAAACCTATCTTTGTTATTGTTGAAATTGTTACTTATATTCTTTGAGTCAGTTTCATATACATCTGCTAGTTGCTGTGTAGTTAGAACTCTTTTGTTGTTTCTTTCTATTACTTGTAAATTATTACTCATAATTTCTACCTCCCTAGTTTTAATTTTTATCTGTTAGGTTTTCTTATTTAATTTCGTTGCATTTTTGGGATATAATTGTCAAAAAAAATCTCACCAGGCTCTTCGATTTGCAAAATATTTGATATCTTAACTGCTTCTTCAATCTTGAATTGTGAACGATTATTTAATTTTGCATTTAAAGCTTGAACAGTCATACCCAACTCTTCTGCTAATTTCTTTTGAGTGTATTTCTTTTCGACCATTTTTCCTTTTAATTTACTTATATTCATTCCATCACCTCGTTGCTTATTTGGGATAATTCAATATTAATACATCCATTTTATATTGTCAAGTCAAAAATGCAACATTTTTTTATATTTTCCAATATATGTGTTGCATTTATGAAAAAATACTTTATAATATATTTTATAGAGGTGATAAATTTGAATACTGAAAATGATTTAAAAATGTTGGAGATTACAAATAGAATAAAAAATAAACGATTAGAACTTAATATGTCTTATCAAGATTTAGCTAACAAGACTGGACTAAGTAAGTCCACTTTACAGAGATATGAAACGGGAGCTATAAAAAATATTCCTCTTGATAAGCTAGAAATTTTAGCACATGCATTAGATGAATCTCCTGCTTTTATAATGGGGTGGAACGAAGACTGCAAACAAATTAAAATTAAAGAAAATAAGCTTTTATCAAGCTTTAATGCCTTAAACGATATTGGACAAAATGAAGCAATAAAAAGAGTAGATGAACTTACTCAAATAGGTAAATATGTAAATAAAAATCACATAGACACAATAGCGGCACACAATGAACATTTACATGAAGAAGGAGAAATTGAAAAAATATATCAAGATTTAGATGATATGGATAATTGGTAAAATAGGTAGGTGAACTTATGAATAGTTATGAAAAGTTACTCTCTGAAGCAGATGATAATAATATTATTGTTAGAGAAGTTCCTTTAATTTCAAATTCTCATGGATTATATAAAAATAATAGAATAGCTTTAAATAAAAATACACTTAATAATATAAGTGAAAAAGCTTGTGTGTTAGCAGAAGAACTAGGACATCATTATACTTCATATGGAAATATATTAGACCTAAATAAAGTTGAAAATAGCAAACAAGAATATAAAGCTAGATTGATGGCTTACAACAAGTTAATTGGTCTTAAAGGTATAATAGATAGTTTTAATGCTGGCTGTAAGACTATAACCGAAATGGCAGAATACCTTGATGTAACTGAAAAGTTTCTAAATGAAGCTTTAGAATGTTATAAAAGTAAATATGGTTTTTCAGCTACACTAGATAATTATGTGATATTTTTTGAGCCAAGATTTAGTATTATGAATGCAAATTTTTTGTAACAATTCATAGTATATTTAAGAGCCGTTCAGCTCCTCTTAAATATACAATAAGGGGGAATGTAAAATGTTAAGAGTAGCACTTTATATACGTGTTAGTACAGAAGAACAAGCTTTAAATGGAGATAGCATAAGGACACAAATAGAGGCTTTAGAACAGTACTCTAAAGAGAATGATTTTAACATAGTTGGTAAATACATTGATGAAGGTTGCTCTGCAACTAATTTAAAAAGACCTAACTTACAACGATTATTAAGAGATGTGGAAAAAGATAAAGTAGACCTAGTTTTAATGACTAAAATTGATAGACTAAGTCGTGGCGTTAAAAACTATTATAAAATAATGGAAACCTTGGAAAAACATAAGTGTGATTGGAAAACCATTTTAGAAAACTACGATTCTAGCACTGCTGCTGGTAGATTACATATAAACATTATGCTATCTGTAGCAGAAAATGAAGCAGCTCAAACATCTGAAAGAATAAAATTTGTTTTTCAGGATAAATTGAGACGTAAAGAAGTTATAAGTGGTACAATTCCCATAGGTTACAAAATAGAAAATAAGCATCTAGTTATTGATAAAGAAAAAAAATATATAGTTAAAGCTATATTTGACGAATACGAGAAATCAGGTTCTGTTAGGACTTTAATAGAAACAATTAATAATCTTCATGGCGAATTATACAGTTATAATAAAATAAAGAATATACTAAGAAATGAACTTTATATAGGAATCTATAATAAACGAGGATTTTATGTTGAAGATTATTGTGAACCTATTATATCAAAAAAACAATTTAAACAAATCCAAAGAATATTAGAAAAAAATAAAAAAACTACTCCTAATAAAAACATACATTATCATATTTTTTCTGGTCTTTTAAAATGTAAGGAGTGTGGTTATACATTAAAGGGTAATTCTAGTAATGTTGGAGAAAAACTTTATTTATCTTATAGATGTTCTACATTCTATCTAAATAAAAACTGTGTACACAATGTAACTCATAATGAAAAACATATAGAAAACTACCTTTTGACTAACTTAAAACCACAATTACATAAACATATGGTGAAATTAGAAGCACAAAATGAAAAAATCAGACGAAATAAGAAATCTAACAAAAAAGATGAAAAGAAGAAAATCATGAAAAAATTAGATAAAATCAAAGATTTATATTTAGAGGATTTGATTGATAAAGAGACTTATAGAAAAGATTATGAAAAATTACAATCTCAACTGGATAATATAACTGAAGAACAGGAGAGTCAAATTATTGATACATCACATATAAAAAAATTCTTAGATATTGATATTAATGAGATGTATAGTGATTTAAGCAGGGTTGAACGCAGACGTTTTTGGTTATCTATAATAGATTATATAGAAATAGATAATAACAAAAACATCACTATTAATTTTATATAATTATTTGGACTAACATATAGTATCCACTTGGCTATTATTAGTTAGTCCAAATAAATAAAATACTTATAACAATTGAAATACGCGATATACACTGAACCTCCCATGACTAAAGTCACAGGGTTCCTGTTTCATAGAATTTCGCATAATCAAATGTTAGTTCACAATACTATTCTAACTTACCTTGACCTTTAAATACTCTGTTCCTTTTTAGGAATAAATACTATTCATACCTATAAATTTATTTAATTTTCAAACAACCTTGTTGAACATTAACTAATTCTATTGTATTATTTTAGTTGTATAACAAAACTAAATCGGCAAAACTAGAGAAAATTAGTGACGCAAAGCTATAGGGACTAAGATTTATAAAATTCTTATAAATTATGCCAGCCAGTTGCCAAAAAGATATTGTTCTTTTTGTTTTTATGAAAGTTTTTTAGGTGGCTAATAATATATATACTTAGAGATAAAATAAAATATATTTCTAATATTCATAGTTTTATTTTTTCTCAAAATGCGATATAATAAAGATGTAAATTCGTATCAAAAACAAAAAAAGAAACTACAATCTATTAGCCTAGAGTGAAGTTTCATTAACTAAATATTAATGTCGTTTTTTATTAAACTTGATTTTTACATCAAGCTCAAAGTCACTCCTGCCAGAGTGGCTTTTTACTTTTCTGGAAATAATATATGTAATAAAGCTAGCTGTTAAACTAGCTAACACTCCTAGTAAAAATTCGCTCATTTCTCCACCTCCTTCCTTTTAAGGGATGGAATGTAGAAAATGAAGCTCCACTCTTAGATTGTAGTTCCACAAGATTATTCTTGCATTTTAATTATAACATAATTTTACAATTATCAAATATCTATTCTCCATTTTTTTATTTATACAATATATTCTATATTGCAATAAAAAACATTGTTTTAAATATATATACATAGGTATATACTAAATATGTTAAACTTAATTATGGAAAATATAAAATGAAAGGAATAAAAATATGACTAAGACTATATTATGTGATTACTGTAATAAAGGAATAAATAAAGATGATAATAAGTATATTACTTTTCATAAGAAAAGTCATATGAAAACTAACATTTGTATTAATTGTGCATTAAATTTGATAGATAAAGATAAATTAAATGAAAATATTATAAATAATCAACATGATTATTCAAAGAAATGAAAAAGCACTCTCCATAATGAAGAATGCTCTATATAATAATGTTTGACTTAGTAAAGATGTGTTGGGGTTACATATTTACTTTTTTATTATATCATATAACTTTGTGTATGAAAAAGAATTTAAATCAATTTTAAGGTGTGTTGAGTAATATTCTTGATAGTTTATATGTTGATGAATTTCAAAAAAATAAGCACTCTTATAAAAAGAGTACTTTTGGTATATATTCAAGCATTTATCTAATACAATTATAGCATGTATTATGTTTTAGTATGATAATTTTCGTTCGTTTTATTATTACAACTTCTACTATAGTTTTCATACTTTAACATCAACTAAATGAATTTAATTAAGATTACTAGTTAATCGTTTTTTGGTTCTTTCATATTCTGAAATCTAAAATTTTATTATTTGTTTATTGTTATTATTTAACACATGTTGGTATTTCAACGATTTATCTTATTGTTAATATTCTTATTGCTTCCAAAGTATATCTAATTATTTTTAAGATAATTTACTAATTTTTATTTTTTCAAACATACATTCGACAAAAAACAGTTTTTATATGGTATAATTATATTGTATAATACAAAAGGTTAATGAAAATAATTAATATTAAATGTACCAAAAAAAATAGTTTTTGATATAATGAATATTATAATAAATAATTATTTAAATAAAATATTATATAAGGATGTGATTTTATGGATTTCAAAATCAGAGAGCTAATTAATGATATAACCCAAGATATTATCCAAACATACAAAATCCAAATTCCAATAGTAAATATAAATCAAGTTGTTGATGCTTTAGGAGGCAAGGTAATAGAAGATAGTTCTTTAAGTGGATACTCTGATGGATTTATTAGAAAAGTTGATGATTCATTTGAAATAGTGGTATCTCCTTATCAACCAGATACCAGAAAGAATTTTACCATTGCTCATGAACTTGGACATTTATTTTTACACATGGGTTATGGCATTGATGATGAACTATGGAATAGTCAAGATGGAAATCAGTATTTTAGAAGTGGCAATACCAATAAGGAGTATCAATCCAATGAATTTGCAGCAGCCTTGTTGATGCCTAAACATGAATATAAAAGAATTATGGATGAAAACACAGTAGGTAATAAGGTCGACACTTCAAAAATTGCAGAATACTTTAATGTTTCCTCTTATGCAGCATCTAATAGAGGGAAATGGTTAGGATATTTACAATGGTAGATGATAAAGAATATAAAACTCAAAATGTAAATAATGTTCATAATTCAGCTAAAAACGAAAACGCTTTTAATCTTAAAAAGTATAAGGAAAAACTTCAAGAAAATATTAATACTGATATTTATGAAAAAGAAAAAGAACCTAATCATCCAGAAGTGATTTTGTTCTTTTCTTTTGATATAGCTAATTCATCATTATATAAAAATATAAATTATAGCGGATGGGCTAAGGTATTATCACATATAATTCGTAAGTTACAATATAGAGTTTATGAAAACCTTAAAGCACAACTTTGGAGAGTTCTTGGTGATGAGGTAATTTTCATTATCGTACTAAAAAATTATGATGAAATTTATAAATACATAGATATAATCTTTGATATTTTAACAAGCACTGCTAAAGATATAAAAAGTGGTAATATATTCTCTACACTAGAAGGATTTTCTGAATCTGAAAAATACTTAATGAAACTTCAAAATATTATTTCATTAAAAGGAGCGGCCTGGATTGCTATAGTATCAAGAAATCCTAATTTTAATGCTTTAGAAAATAATGAACAATATGAAAATATTTCTGCTATGTACGATTTATCCAATAATTATAAAATATTTGAGTTCTTAGGAAATGATATTGATGCTGGTTTCAGAATATCAAAGCAAACATGCCCAGAAAGACTTGTTCTTAGTTTTGAACTAGCTTATATATTATCAAGAAAAACTGATATTTTATCTAAATTACATATAATTACATATAAAAAATTAAAGGGTATCTGGAAAGATAAACTATACCCTATCATTTGGTATCATAATAAAGGAAAAAATAATGATATAGAATTTGATGATAGTTTTTCTTTTGATGAAATAGAAGAAAATGAATTGGTTCGAGAATATTTTTTTAATAAAAAAGGAGAAAGTAAATTACTAATTGATTCTTTTATGTTTAATTCTGTAGACAAGGCTTTGGATAAAATACTTATAGACAGAAACCTTAGTGATAAGATTGAAAAAATAGGTGACGTAATTTCTAAAACAAACCCCAGTTATGATAAAAATACAATAGATAAAGACTATATAAAAGTAGATTTAATGGAATTACACTGTGTTGCGGTTTGTTATAATAAATCAACTTCAAAAATATTAATTGCGAAAAGAAGTGATAATAGAAATAATAATGCGAGTAAATGGGAATTTGGTTGTGCTAAGGCAAGTCTAGAAACTTCAATTATAAATACTATTAAAGATGAATATGAAAAAGATTTTAATATAAACATTGAACCTATTACTGATTGCACAAGAAAAGATGATTGCCAACCTATACCTCTAGCAATTTATCAAGTTAAAAAAAGTGATGGTTTACACAAAGGCATTATAACTCTCGCAGAAATAATAAATGATTATGATATTTCTAAATTTGAACCCACATCAAAACATAATGAACTTGCATGGATAGGAGAGGATGAACTTGAAGATTTTAATGAAAACACAGTACCTGATTTTAAAGAAACTTTAAAACTAGCATTTAAAAAATTAAATGAAAATCAATTACAAGAATCTACAAATATGTAAATAGTATTCTTCTATGATTTGATTCTATCTTCATAGAGGAATACTAACCAAATAAAACATTTTCTAAATAGCATTAAAAACTACTACAAGTATATATATAAACAATATAATACCACCTAAAATAAAAGCTTCTACTGACTTTTTTACATTATACATTTTCTTATCACAGATTAAAGATAATTCTTTTATTTGAACAAGTGCATCATTAATCAAGTTTTCTTCGTCTTTAAATGCATTTTCAAATGCTTCTTTGTACTGTTCATTATTTAAAGATGCTATCTCTTTATAATAAAAAATAGATTTATATTCATTTTCTATTTTAGAATTCCTTGGCTTTAAAACCATAATCGAAAAATAAATTGAAATAACAAATATACATAATATAACAATGTAAAATAGCATCTCTAAACATCTGATATTACTTATACTTAAGTGATTCATTATTTTTTCCTTCCCTGAAAATAAAAAACCTATAATTGCACTATTTAATAATAGTAAAAAACTAGCTTTATTATCTGATTTTTCAATATAGTAATCAATTCTATTTACTATAAACTTCGCTATGTCTATTTTTTTATCCATGATTTTACTACCTCATTTCATTAAATTTTATATTGATTCAAAATTTTATTTTCTACTTATTATCATTGAATAAATTATTATTTGGAAATAATCTTATTGAAATAATAAAAATATGTGAAAGAAAGTAATAACTAACTATAATTACTACTTCCTAACTTAAACATTCTATCTCTTCCAATTAAAAGTAAGATATCGTCCTCTATAAGTTTCATATTCTCTTATAATATCCAATATTTCCTCCCTAGAAGTTGCAATTAAACTTCTATCAAATAGTTCAATCATTCTATTGCTATCATTATCAGAAACATTACAAGACTCTAATATCTCATTATTAAATATTGCAATAGCATACCCAGTACCTATTTTTATCTCATTTAATTCATGTAAATTATTTGCTGCTCTAAAGATATCAGCTTCAGCCAATCCACCTAAATCTTCGCTTCTATTAATCAAGTTATTAAGTTTAATACTAAAAGCTGCTCTTACAAATCTCTCATAAACCAATGCATCCATACATAAATCCTCCATTATCACAATAATATATTTACATTATATTACAATAATAGAGTTATCACAACAAACAACCACTTCTAGTTGATAACTTTTATCTATCTATTAATAAAATCCAATGCTTTATAAAGTGTATCAAATCTATCATTACCTTTTATCATAATAAATTTTTCTTTAGTAATAGAACTTATCTTTTCACATGCGCCACCTCCTACAACATAAAGATTTTGCGTCTGACCTGGCACGTAATCTTTTATATCACATATCAGTATTTTCCCATCATTATAACCCCAACCAACTACAGTTGCAGAGATTTTGTCAACTTCTCCATCATAAACAATTGTATGTTTGTACATCTGTTTAACTCCCTCATTATTTATATTTTTATTTAATACACCTTCTACAATTAACTTAGCAATACCTTCATGACCTAGTTTCTTAGCTTTATCATAATCTTCTTTATTATCACAGAAGAAACTTTCAATTAATACTGCTGTAGGCTTTGAACTATTTAAGATATATAATCTTTTATCTAATTTAGCACCTCTATTTTTAAATACTGTACCTAGTTTATCACATATTCTAGTTGCATACTCTAAGCCTTTATTACTATAATATAGGACTTCTGAACCTTTACCTTGACCGTTACTTGCATTTAAATGTAACTCTATAAGTAAATCATATCCTCCACTATTAACTCTAGGTATTTTATAAGACTTTTCTTCATTCTTAGTTTTAAACTGCTTTTCTGGGCATATTATTACATCTACCTTATGCCCTTCTTTTCTAAATGTATCTGCTAATACTGGTGCAAGAGATTTGTTGTATTGATACTCGTTAACTACTCCATCAGCAGAAGTACATGCTCCACTTTTTAAAATACTGTGTCCTACTGTTATACATATTTTCATTATTTATTTTCCTCCTTCAACTGTTTGTAAGTTTGGTTTATACCTATTGATATACCCCAACAAATCACGCCTTGTAAGACTGCAACAGGACTTAGTCCTAACATCCAAATAGAAAATCCTATACCAAGTATTAATAACACTACTGGAATATATTTGTTATCTAGTTGCTTATACTTCTTACAGCCCTTACCTATAATAGAGAGAGCAGCTACTAAAATTAGCAACTGCTCTGGTATAAAACTTATTAAATTATCCATCTCTTATCCTCCTAATTAATTAAAATATTCCTCTTTGAACTGCAAATATAAAGAACCCTACAAGTGTTGTAATCATTGTACCAATTAGCCATTTGAGCATACTTGTAAGTGAGTTTAGATTCTCACACAATGCTTTTAACTCTGCTTTAGACTCTATATTTGCTATTTTTAATTCGTCTATTTCTTCTCCATGTTTATTTATTCTTGTTTCATGTCTTTTTAAATCTGCTTCGAAAAGTTCTTCATTCATGAAAACCTCCTAATTTTTGAATTAAAAAAGACTATGCTATATAGTCCTCTCCTACAATTTCTTTATATTCACTTGCTGTTATCTTATTCTTTTCTACTGCCGTTTTAACTTGCTCTTTAGTCCAATTACCATTATTATAGAAATCTGTTATTATCTTGTACCAATTCATTTATATCACCCCATTTGACATTAATTGAAATGTTAAATCTGCTATTGTTTGTTCTGTAGAATTTACTTTGTCTTCTATGCTACTTTTAATATCTGTATATCTATAGAAAACCTCTTTAGTATCTATATTTATAAATAACTTTGTTTCTTTATTTTCTGTGTATTTTGGTGTTGGTAATTCCTCTATCAAAATACCTTGTTTTAAGTTTTCCTCCGATAACAAATTTGGTTCATAGTGTATCATACCAACATATTTTATATTTTGTTCTTCTGTATCCATTAAATTTCCTAAATAAATCATAATGATTCTCCTTTCTCATCCGAATAAACCTTTTTTGACAATATATTTCTAAAAATTCCACTACTAATAAAGAAAACTATATCATTTATTACAAACATACCAGCACTTGGGTATGTTTCAGTAAGTTTTCGGTAGCTGTCGATACGTTTAAGAGTATTTAAACTTATTTTTACAAAAGGACTACTAGAAAGCGAATATATAGCATATATATATCCATTATATATATCAAAATTGTCATATTTGCTATCGTCTGAATACACAATTAAATTTAAATTTGCGTCATATTTTACTAAAGCACTTTTTTTGTTGCTATCAATTTCTATACCTCTTTCTGCATCAGATGCAATAACAAAATCATTTAAAAACTTAATGTTTTTCATATGCAAATATCCTCCAATTCTAAAATCTTTAGCAATGGCAAAATCAAAATTTATTTTAGATAAATGACATGTTGTAATACTACTTGAATTTGAGTGTTCTGTTGTAGCATAAATAGCATTCTTATTGCAAACAAACTTACCTCCTTTAAAATTGTAAATACCATTAGAAACTAAATTTTTAGTTAACATTATATACATATCAGATATTCTAATTTTATGAAGTGTAGAAGAAGTCTCATCTCCATATACTCCATAAATAAATTCCCCATAAGTACATAACTTATAATAAGCACCTTCTATTGACTGCACTTCAATTCCTGTTGTCTTATTTATTTTATATAATTTAGTATTGTCAGATATAAATAAATACTCTTGTGTAACACAGATACATGAGAAGTTAGCATTAGCTAAAGTAATGTCAAAAACTACTGTTTCATCAATAGCATTAATTTTAATTAGATGAGTTTCTTTAATTACATAAAAATATGGTTCTTCATATTCAAAAGTTTTGAAGTTCCCACTACATCTTTCAATATATTTTATAGCTCCATTTGTAACTAAATACGGATAGTTATTTGAAAGTGTTGTTTCTCTTAAATCTAATCGCCCCTCTTTTATATCAATTTTATTCTTTATTTCTTCCCATGTATCGCTTGTAGTAACCTCTGCACCTTTGGAGTTTAATGCTGTTACTACATTATTTTTAGCATTAACTCCACTTTGAAAAACCTCTTTTAATGCTCCTTCTACATTATCACTTGTAAAATTATTCTCTGTATCTTCTATAGTTACATTCTTTGCTTCTAATACAAGATTTCTAACTTTATTAACTAACTCTTTAAAAGTCATTTAGTCACCTTCTTTCAATAAAAAAAAGAACCTACTACGCTGTTGGTTCTATTCCTTCTACTACTCCACTATTTTTTATAATATAATCCTCTACTGCTTTTCTGTATTCTGTGTTAGTTACATCATCAAGTTGAAACTCTCTATTTTTCAAAGGGTTTAACCCTCCATTTAATATTCTTTCTGCTAATATTCTTACCACAACATTATTTATATTCATTATAAAATTCCTCCTCCGATTTCTTGATTTGTCAATAAAAGTAATTGATTTTCTAACTCTTGTTTTTCTTTTTCTGCTTCACTTACATATACTGGTATTTCTTCCAAAATTGGCTGTTTTGTTTCTATATTTATACCTACAATTCTATTTTTAATATAATCTATACTTCCATATGGAATATCAATATAATGTAATTCAGTTATTTTATTGTGTGGTAATACATCCCCTGTTGCTTCTCCTGTTTGCAAGAGTATTTTACCTGTTTGGTCACATATAATTCTATTTGCTCTATCCACTTTATCACCTCTATTAAGTATTCATAAATTTAACAGCTCTCCAAGCATAAGTAAAACTTTCACTACCACCTGGTAAATAAGCAGGAACTTGAACGCCATTAGCATTAAACCATACATCCCCTTCATTATTGTTATAAATAAAACCATCACCAGTATATTTATCGCTACCACTTGAGCGACTATAAATTGCTACAGCAACAAAATCTTGTTTACCACTTGTAGTAAAACCACAACAAGCAAATGTAAAAAATTTATAGTCAACTCTATAATCGCTGTCATAATATTCGCAGTCAGCTACAAAAATATTAGGTTTAAAAGCTAAACCATTAATTTTGAGCCATCCACCAAATTTAGAAGTTGTAGACCTTTTATACTCATAAGCAATTTTAGTTCCGTCGCTTCTTTGTGCAACAGAAGTACCACCTGCTACTTTAAATTGAGAATTTAACTGTGTTATGGTATTATTAGCTTGTGTTAACTGATTCATCAAATCCTGTACACTAGCATCTGAACTATCAAAACCTGTTTTTATTTTCTCTGACAACTCAACAAGTGTATTATTTAAACTTGCTTCTATATTCTTTAATGCTAAAGTATTTATAATACTTGTTTTACCAGTTTTAAATCCTGCGTTAACTTCAATTAGTTTAGAAGATATATCTTGCAAATTTACATTTTCGGGCAGTGGCATTATATTCTTACTTAGACTTAACACTTTTTCTGCTGTAGCATTATTACTGTCTGTAACAACTATCTTAAGTGTGTGTAGTGCATTATCTTCTAATGTATAGTTAATTGTTTTTTCAAGAGTTAAATCGGTTGTTATAGTTTCTTTTAACACATCATCTATAAAATATTCTATTTTTGTAAGCAATGTAGGGTCTGTGTGGTCAGCTTTAAATGTAGCTGTAATGGAATTATAAGAAGATACTGTTAAAAATGGTAATGCTTGTAGTAATGTTATTTTAGCATAACCATCTGCTTTAGTAGTATTACCTCCAGTAGTCATGACTATATTTTCAAGATAATATTCAGGTGTTGGTATATATCCGGGTGCCTTATAACTATCTTTATTTAGTGCGTAACCACTTCCACCACCTCCACATTCATTAGAATAAGAACCAGCACCACCGTACCAACCCCCTCCACCACCTATTCCTATGTTACCATAACCTCCTTTTCCTAATGAACCATGGTATTCTTCTGTGTCGTAACTTGTTCCACCTTGGTATTGAGAACCACCGCCACAAAAATCTCTGTCACGACCAACTCCATTAACACCTACATAACCACCACCATGACCAATAGAACGAGCAGAAGCAAAATTATTTTTCATACCTCCTCCACCGCCTGCAACAAGTATGCGTGAAAGCAAACTTTCAGTGTTACCCCAAGTTGCACTAGGATGATAAAGTCTTATATCAGTTGCTCCACCACCGTATTTAGAATAAGCAAAGCTACCAGTAGTAACTTTGCCAGCAGCGCCTGCACCGTTAAAACCACTTCTAGTAAGGCTTGAACCTTCAGAAACTTTCTCATAACCAGATTGACCGACACAAATTTGTAGATTAGTTCTTTTTTTAAATACAATCTCACCTTTTGAATAACCACCTTTTGCACAATCAGTCCAATCGCTTGTATCGACAGCACCACCACAAGCACCCCAACATTCTAATTTATATCGCCCAGGTGGCAATGAAACATTTTGTACATAATTAGCATAATTAAAATTCCATTCAGTCTGCATTTTCTCACTCTCCTCTCTAACAATAAGTTATCAACTCATTTACACTTGTTGCAATATTAGATAAACCACCATTTACCTTTTCTTCTATATTAACCAATCTGTCCTCTATTTTCTTAGATGAATAAGTAGTCATTTCAGATACTCTGTTATCATCTACAGTTGCATTAATAAAATGAGTTTCTGCATTTCCATTTATCACATAAACGTTTAATTCTGACCTTGTTTCACTTCTAATTTCTATAGAATTATCATCTATAATTTTAAAGTTTGTAACTACATTTTCTTTTGTAGTAGCATCTATAATATTTACAACTATTCTCTGTGTTAACAAACTATGTGTTACAGTTGCTTTGAATCCATTTTCTGCATCCTCCACCCAATCATCAATTGCGACCCTTTGAGTGTATGCAACATTTGAACCACCTGCAATTAATTGGTCAATTTTAATATTTTGTTTCTCATTTTCTGTGTCAATTCTAGTGTTTAACTCTGTTTTAGTTGTATCAATTTTATTATTTAAATATTTATCATTGTCTAACAATTTTTGTTGTCGATTATTAAACTCATTCGCATGAGCTGGTGTAGTTATTAAATATTCTTCTATTTCATTATTAAAATTTAATTCATTAGGCATTTATTCACCTCCTAGAACTCGTCATCTATCTGAAAAACCATTTCCATATCACTGTCTTTATACTTATTTCCAAAAGTTTTTATTGCTATTAAGTCACCATCCGAATCTATTAAACCTATTTCATTTATATTTTTTCCTTCTGCTTCATTTTTTAATAGAGTAGTTGAATATCTGCAAGTAGTTGGGATTGGATATACATAATTTTCTATATCTTTCCTAAACACTTCATTTTTTAACGCTGTATCACTTGAAAGTGGAGCTATTATAGTTCCATCATTCCCAACCCCCCCATCTCCAAACACCATACCAACTATAGTAGGCAATGTTATATCACCTGCTCTAGCTTTACACATTTTTTGTCTTGCAATGTCTGTTGTTACTGCATTTGCCACTTATAACACTTCCTCTCTTAATTCTGCATTAAGCAGTTTATTTCCATTTAGCATTTCTATCCCATTTAGGTAATATAAATTCTTTTTAATTATTACTTTAAGATTTGTAAATACTTCACTTTCTTTTACAAATAACTTATTTTTCATGTTTAAGCTTATTGGCTCATTATAAAGTATATAAGCACTTAAGTTTTTACTACCATTTAATAACCACATACCATCTAAGAAATTACTTATATTCCCTCTAAAATCTATAAATATTCGATTAATCATCTTTACCTCAAATTTTTCTATATCTGTAAATTTGAGTGCAAAAGAAGGCATCCAATGAAGATGACTTGGTTTAGTTTTATTTGTTATATATTTAAAATCTTCATAATTAATAACATCATCTACATTAGCAGTTACTTTAAAAACGTATGGAGCTATATTTTCTTTTATATATACGTCTGCACCAGTATAGCTTTTTATTATAGTTGCTAATCTGTCAGGGTTAACAATATATTTCATTTGAAGCTTAGCAATGACCTTTCTTCTTCTAGCTTCTATATCTTCATCTATATTAGTATATAAACCTACCCTATTTTCCCAAAATTCAAGTCCCCATGTTGCGCTCTGAGGGAATAATTGTAATTCTATTTCTTCATCCAATAACTCTAGATTATCAAATTCGCTTCCTATAGCTTCATATAAGCTTTGCATTATGATAGATTGTTCATAGATAGGAGATAATGTTAGAAGCATTTCTCTACCTTTTTTAGAAGTTATCACGCTATCACCTCATTGATTATCTCACCTATTCCAACAACTTGGTCATTTAAAATAATATTTGTTGTTCCATCATTTATTGTTAAGTTAGAAAAATCTTGTATTCCTTCATCTGCAAGCATCATAGAACCTGCTAGTGAATAAATTGCATTATAAGAAACAGTACCTCCAATATCTATTTTATCCAGATATTTGTCTATTTTATTTTTTAAGATATTTAGCACAGTTTCTTGACTAAATCCATTTGAAAAAACAAAACTAGCTTTTACATTAATTAATAATGTTTGTGGAGTGGCTATAGTTACAATAGCACCTATAGGAGCTTTTCCATCTCGATTTTGACCCTCTTCCACATTTGGATATATATATTCTTGAACCTTATTTATTAATTCCTGTGTTGCTGCTTTTCTATTTTTATCTAGTATTAATACTTTTACTGTACCTGCTCCAGCCCATTCGGGAACTACATAAGCATATCCAACTCCATTAACTTCTTTAGCCCAACGAATATAATCTGAACTAGCTCCACTAAGTTTATCTTCTTGTTCTGCTACAAGAACTCTTTCTCTAAAATGTTCTTCATCTTCTATATCTGTTCCACCTCTGAAATCTTCTTTATTAGTAACTGATTTAACACCACTAATAGAACCTAGTAAAACGGATATACTACCTTTAGACACATTCCCTATAGTTCCTACAATCCTACTTTCTGCTTTAATATCTACTGTTTCATTTTCTCCTATAGTTTTAGTTTCAAGAAGCTCAAATTCTATGCTCTGTTTTTCATCAGTTGCAATAGTAGTTACTATAGTTCCTTTTGTAATGATAGTTCCTTGTACACCTGTAAATGTAATTGTTCCTATTGCTTTTGTAGGTTGATTTTTAAATACTCCCTTACATTCACCAAGCCACTCTAAGTAAGTTCCATAGCTAGTTTGAGGAAATGCTATCTTTAAATTATTTTGTAATCCTAGTTGTTTTAATTCGGCTATTTGCTCTGCTGTAGGTCTTGTTGCATCATAGATAAAGTCACCTTCTAATGTAGAAACATCTTGAAAGTTGCTTAACATCCTTTCATGTATAGTGTCTTCATCTTCTGTCAAAAAAACTGGTATAGGTAGCTCTCTTTCCATGTAATCACCTACCTTTTTATATTTCCATCTATGGTTATGTTTTCATCATCTATTGTTAGTACATCAAATTCATAATTAACAAGTCTGCTGTTTTCAAGCCAAACAAATATAAAATTACTAACTTCTTTTGTATATGGATGAACTAAAATAGTTTCTTTTATTAATCTAGTTATTTCAAGCTCTTTTGCGCTTTGAGATAAGTTACTGGCAATTAAGTCTTTTATTTCACTTCCATAAATGTTTGTATAAGCTGCTTTTTTGTATCTAGGTGTTAATATAGCCTTTTGACACCATTGTTTATATGCTTGAACTTTATCACATCTTTTTAATGTTCCATCTGCATTTTTAACAAATTCACCTTTTATAAAGTCAAATAAAAAAGAACCCTTTAGGTCCAGTTCATTCTCATCATTATTTTTTAATTCTACAGTTTCAAAGGTTTCATTAACTGGAAATAGGTTTGGCATTTACAACCCTCCCAATGACCACAAACTCAGCTCCCATGACGGCTACTAACACCTTATCACCTATAGTCAAGGGTTTTAATTCTTTTGTAGTTTCTATTTTATGCTTATGCCTATATTCTCCACTTAAAGCTTCATCTGAAAAAGTAAAATAATCTTCTTTTAATGTTAAATTCTCTAATACTAAATAATCCTGTATTTCATCTTTATAACCATTCACCTTAAGACCATTTATTGTTATTTCTGCAAGTTCGCATCCTATTCCAAAAACTCCATCATTAACACTTTTATTCATTTTTTCTTTCAATATTCTAGCAACTCCATTAAATCTAGCATCAGTCATTTGTATAAAACTTCCTCCTTATATATTCTAAAGTCCCTATATTGAGCTTCATTTTTGGTCTAGAATCTAGTGTATGAGTGACATCTATAACATAATATTCTTTACTTTTTAAACTTACCTTGTCACCTGCCCTTATTCTATTTATATCTACCACGCAATCTACACTTATTGTTTCTTCACCCGAATTAAACATTGCTTCTGCTGCTTTCTTAGCTTCTTTAGCATTTTTTATCTTTTCATCTTGTTTAATCTTTTGTAGTGTTCCATACTTATCTGAGTCTTTCTTATATGTTCCGATAATAGGTGCTTTTGTATTTTCGTCTTTACTCTTTCCTAAAACCTTTACAGATGTTACTGCATCATTAAAACTACTTGTAAAGTTTGCATCTTCTAATATACTATCTAGTTTATATACATTTGCATTAGTACCAAGTTTAAATAATTTCAGCTTATTATCCATTCTTACTCTAAATAAGTCTCCACCTTTTGTTACAGTTTCTTTTAAGTCCTTTTTTATCATATCTAAGATATTAGTCTTATGTATTACTTTAGCAAGTTTCTTCCCTGTATTAGCTAGATTGTAGTAAGGTATATTCCATTGTTTACAGTAGTACTCAATCCTCTGTGTTGCTGTATTTTCTTTAAACGAATATTGTTCCTCTGATTCTTCCATGTAAACTGTTCTTTCTCTACAAGATAGTGTCAGTTTCTTGCTCTTTTCACTTCTCCTAGTTTCCCATATGACACCATCAAATATCGTCTCTTCTTTTTTACTCTCATATGCAATGTCAATTAGAACTATCTTGTCACCTTTTTTAATTCCTATATCTTGAAGTTGTTTAGGTTCTACTAAAGATACATCCATTTTATATGCAACCCCGTCTATAGCTTCACTTAACGTTATTCCCTCGTTAAAATTTGCAATATCATATTTTCCATTTAGTATTATTTTCATTTGCTAGGTATCACCAACTTTTGTCCTTTTTTAATCACATTAGGATTTTTACCAATGACTTTTTTGTTTTCGGGGATATTATAAATCTCTGTCCACCTTGAGCCTTTACCTAAAAATTTCTTTGCAATGCTCCATAATGTGTCTGTAGATGTAACTGTATATATTTTGGATTTAGTTTGGGTATTAGGTCTATTATCCTTTAAATTTGTTTTAGTAGTACTTTTAGTTTCTTTTTTTAATGTCTCTATCTTTAGTTCTCTGTAAGTTCTAAATGTTATCTCAATGTCTCTATCTTCTTCTCTTCCTGCTGTTTGAGTATTGCTAAAACTAGATATTGTGACTAATCCATTGTAACCAAAACCAGTGATAATAAGTCTTAAAGGTTCGGCTTGGTCTACCCATTTTTCAAGCATTGACACTACTTCGATTGGATTTTTTAACTCGCTGTATCTGCAATAAGAAGCGTCATATAAGTTGGGTAAGAAGGTCTTGAATGATATTTCTCTTATCTTCTCCCCTTCTTTTTTAATGTCAAATTCACCTAAATTTACTATGTCTACAGTTTCAAACCTTTTTTCTTTTTTAATAGATAGGGAATCTTGTGGATTTACTGGAAAATGGAAATCTATTTTTTCTTTTTCGTTTTTTAGATAAATGTCTATTACCAAGTTATCACCTCACTTAATTAAGTGCATATTAAAAACACCCACTAATTAGTAGATGTTTTTATATTTATTTTAATTTTTTTATTTAATTTTCTCTTTTAAAGTTACAAAATCACTATACCAAGCACCCGCTTCATTACAATTTTTTTCATATTTCTCATAATATTTATATTCATTTTTGTCTAAATATTTTATTCCATTTTTACATGCATCTTTTACTACAAAAAATGCTAACTGCAAATTCTGTATAGCTTTATACTCATTTGATTCAGTACTATATTTATCTTTTAAATCACCTAGCTCTTGCCAACATTTTGAAGCGACATCTCTTCCCGTTGCAAATGTTTTTTGTAATTCAAGTACATTATTTGAAGCTGATGTTTCTTCTATACTAGCAGGAATCATTAAATATAATTTTTCATATGTTTCTAGTTTTTTCACAAGTTCATTCTTTTTGGTTTGTTCTGCTTGTGCTTTTTTTTCAGCATCTTCTTGCTTTTTCTTCTCACCTGCTATTTTTTTTGCTTCTTCATCTTTTTTTTGTTGTTCAGTTTGTACTTTCTTTTCTTCTTGTTTTTTCTGTTCTTCTGCTTTTTTTAATTCTTCTTGTTTTTTTTGTTCTTCTTGTTCTTTCTTCTTATCAGCTTCCCCTTTAGTTTTTTTCTCTTCCAATTTCTTTTTATCAGTATTTTTTATTTCTTCTGATTTTGTATTACTGGCAGTAACAGTTGTATCCATCGAATACCAAAAATTTGCAAAGTTAAATGTTAAAGCAACTAAAATAAGAGACATTATGCATGCAATCTTTTTTTTCTTTTTAAAAAGTGTAACAAAAAGAACTATTGACAGAAAAAATAATGTTGCTGGTAACATACCAATAGCTATAATTACTATAAGTATCTTTAAAAAAACGTTTAGACTTTTAAACTTTTCCCACATTAGTAAAAATCCCCCTCACATGATTTATAATTAAATTATAGCATCTATAAGGAGGATTTTTTCAACAATAATTCGACAATTATCCAATGTTTTCTATTGCTTCTCTTAATTCACTTTCTACTTGAGACAATATTTCTTGCACCATTTCTTCTTTGTTATTGCTACCTTGAATATTTATAGATATTCCACCAACATTAATCGCATTACTTCCACTAGAAATTATGTTTTGTGGTTGAGCTTCTTGGTAAATTCTATTTTCTGTATTATTAAATTCTTCTTGTTTGGTAGGAAATTGCCTAACATTATTAATAATACTAGAATTACTATTTTGGATGCTATTTGTAGAATTAAAACTAGTTCCTAATTTTTGAGAGATTGGAATAACATTATTACTTGTTTTAGTTCCAAGCATCTGTCCTGCTTGTTCATACAAACTTAACGCTCTACTTCTCTTGCTATTAGAAAGAGGAATAACCATTTCGGGGCCTGCTTCTCCACAAATACTTGGTTTACTTGCAACTCCACCCTCAGCAAAACGGTCTAATACATTACTTATTCCAGTTTTTACTATACTTACAAACCCAGTTATTTTGGTAGAAAGTTTCTTTTTAAGAGAATCCCAAGCAGATTTAATTGAATCTACTTTACTTTTAAATCCGTTTTCTGCAAGACTTACAAATCCACTTATTTTCCCAGATAATTTAATCTTTAATCCTTGCCACCATAAACCAACTTGTTGAACTTTTTGCTGAAAACCATTGCTTACAAAACTAACAAATCCACTTATTTTTTGACCTACATTAGTTTTTAAATCAGTCCACCATTGTTTTACCTGACCCACTTTTTCCGAAAAACCATTACTTACAAAATCTACAACAGCTTTAATTGGTGCTCCTAAAACACCTTTTATACCTTCCCACAATGATTTAACTACTTCCCCAATTCCTTTGAAAACATCAGAAAATCCTTGTTTTATTTTTTCACCATCACCACTAATTATCCCACCTATGATTTCGAATATTCCTTTTATTATGTCAATTACACCTTTTATAGCACCTGCTACAGCGTTTATAATAGATGCAATCGCATTAATAACAGAAGTTATAACTAAAACTATAGAAGTTGCTACACCTTTAAGTAATTCTCCTCCTATATCTCCGAAAGTAGATGCTAAAGAATCTTTTATTTGTTTTAAATAATCTACAAAAGGTTTTGCTGCTTCTTTTAATTGATTAAAAGCATTCCCTAGCTCTTTGAAAGACGTTCCTGCACTTTGTGTTGATTGTTTTAACTTATCCATATTAGTTTTAGTTGTCTTAGTTGCCCCATTATCTTCAATTGGTTTAAATAAATTTGAAAAAAATTCTTTTATTCCACTAAATACCTCTTTTATTGGTTCAAGAGCTTTTCCTAACTCTGCAAAACTAGATTTTAAGTTATCAAAAACTGCTTTTAAACTTTCTTTTGTTTCTAAAACTTTTTGTTTTAAATTTTCAAAAGGTGTTTTAATATTTTCATTAAATACAGTTTTTAAACTTCCAAAAGCTTCTTTTATACTGTCCAAAGAGCCCCCAAAAGTTTCTTTAAGATTAGAAAAAGCTTGTTTAAATGTATCTATAGCAGGTTTTATGCCTTCTAAAAGTTTATCTTTTAATTCAGCTGCTTTGCCACCTATAAAAGTTACTATATTATTAAATACTTCTGTCGCAGATGTTTTGAGTTCTCCAAATTTCTCTTTAATCTTTCCGATACCTTCACCTATTTTTTGACTTAATGAGCTTATATATGCTTTTGCTCCGTTTGATGAAGCTTGTAACTCGTTTGATGCTTTCTCGCTAGATAAATTAACTGGTTGAACCTTTGGAACTGCTTTAGCAGGATTTTTTAAAAAGTCTTTTAATTCATTCCATTTTTTCTTTATGCCTTCCACTTTTTTACCAAACTTAGTATCCAAAATATCGACTACAGCTTGAATTGGTGATGTCACAAAATCTACTAACCCACTCCACAATGACTTAACAATATCTATAATCCCTTTAAAAATAGATTTAAGCCCGTTAGCTACTTGGCTTATATCTCCATTTATAAAGCCTTTAACTACATCAGCTATTCCTTTAAATATCTCTATTAAACCATTTACTACTCCTGTTATTGTATTTACTATAGCTTTTACCTTGTTAACAATTACATTAAATGAATATACAAATTTTATTATGAAAACTGTCGCCAAAAATTGTATAACTGGTGATAAAGCGCTTATAATCATTGAGCCTAATTCAGAAACAGCTAAAAACAAAGGTTTTAACGCATTCATAAGTTCTTTAAATTTACTTTTTATTTGTTCTATAAAAGTATTTAAAGGTTTTAAAAAATTAGACATTGATTTCCCTATATTCTTAATACCATTCCTAAAAATTTCGGATTTTTGATAAGCAAATAAAAACGCTCCTGCCAACATACCTATAGCTAAAACTATTGCACCAATAGGTCCAAGAACCCCAACTATTCCTCCAATTAATGTTGATGCTGTGGCTATCTTTGTAATTATACTTATTACGCTAGAAATTACTGTTAAAGCCTTAAAAGCCATAAATCCAGCAACAACACCACCAATAATAGAAATTACGCCTTGTAAAACACTTTTAATTTTATCAAAATTTTTAATAAAACTGCTTACAAAGCCAACTATTTTATCTCCTATTTTAGGCATATCTTTTGTTAGTTGCTCAACAAAACCTCTTGTAACTTTCCCAAGCTTCTGTCCTACTGATATTCTAACATCATCAATAGCACTTTTTAAAATAGTAAATTGTCCCGATAGAGTATCTAATTTCATGTCAGCAATTCTCTTAGCTTCTCCTTCACTCTCTGCAATCGCTGTTGTTAATTTATTAAAATCTTTTTCGCTTGCATTTACTACAGCCGCCCAACCTGCCATGGCTGTACGCCCAAATATACTACTTATTGCAGCACTTTTTTGTACTCCTTCAAGTCCGCCTAATTTTTCTCTAAGGCCAACGATTGTACTAGCTAAATCTAAATTTCCATCTTTTGTTTTCTTTATTTCTATTCCATATTTATTCATAGCTTTCTGTGCCTCAGCTGGGGGTTTTATTAATCTAACTAAACCACCTCTAAGTGCAGTACCTGCCATGCTCCCTTTAACGCTTGCACTAGCCATTAAGCCAGTTGCTAAACTCAAATCTTTCATGGAAACACCTAATGCTCCTCCAACACTTCCCATATACTTAAAAGTTTCACCCATTCTTTCTATGTCTGTATTAGAGTTTGTAACTGTTGCTGCCATGACATCAACAAACATTCCTGTATCCTTTGCAGTTAGCCCTAAAGCAGTTAAACCATCAGTCACAATATCTGCTGTTAGTGCTAAATCTGTCTGACCTGTTGCTGCCAAATTTAATATACCAGGTAGACCAGCAATCATTTCTTTGCTTTTCCATCCAGCCATCCCCATAAAATACATAGCATTCCCTGCATCTTTAGCTGTAAAGCTAGTTGTACGACCCATTTCCCTTGCCATTGCAGTCATTTCTGCCATTTCTTTTGAATTTGCACTTGATACAGCTTGTGCGTTTTTCATTGCTTGTTCAAAGTCTGCAAATCCTTTTATAGCACTTCCTACCCCAACGCCACCAATTAACGCTGTTGCTGTTACTGCTAATTGTGTAAACTTACTAATAGTACTACTTATAAAAGAACTTATCTTACCATCTAAGCCACTCAATGTTGGACTAGCTTCATCTTTTAGTTTTACAATTGCTTGGTAAGTTCTATTAGAAAACTCTTGTAATTTACTCTTAGTACGAGAAATAGTATTTAATGCTTCTTCACCTTTTGCTTTAATATTTATTATTGTATTATTCTTGAGCTCTCCTAATTTACTTCTAGTTTGAGAAATAACTCTTAATGCTGGGTCAGCTTTCATATTCAAACTAATTATTGTAGCCGCAGTCAAATTTTGTACCTTAGCTTTTACTTTATCTACAACTTGACTAGCTCTGTCTCTAGCCCTTAATAAAACTTCTCTTTGTCTACTTGTAAGCAAACTATTTACTTTATTTTTAACTCTATTTACAACACTAGATGCTTTATCTTTTGCATTTATAGTGGTAGATATAGTTCTACCCACTCTTTTTAAGTTGTTGCTAATTCTATTTACAACACTAGATGTTTTATCTTGAGCTTGTATAACTGGATTAGCTTTTATCCTATTAAGTGCTTTTATTCTCTTTTCTGTCTGTTTCGTGTATCTTTCCATAGCACTTAATTTGTTTTTAGTTTGTTCATCTCCTGTAACATCAATGACAACATCAATGTGATACATCTCTTTTTTAGCTATTTCTCTCACCTCGCTTTCAGTTTAAATTTTATTTATTTTTCATAGCTTTATTTTCCTGCTCTATTTCATGCTGTGTAAAAACTCTAAGAAGCTGTTGAGGTGTTTTCTCTCTTTTCAGAAAATCTTCTGGAAGAACACTATGTTTAACATATGCGTTATATAAAATAGTAATCTTCCCACCTCTCTTTATTAGTTTTTTATATCATCATCACTTAATTCTTCATAAAATCCAGACAATTCTAGTACCTCATCACTAATTAATGCGATTTCTCCTGCTAAGAACTTTCTTCTTATAAATTCAACACCACTAGATACATTCATAGAATTAAGAAGTCTTGCATCACTAAAATTAGGAACTATTGTAGCCTTTTCTATTAGAGCTATATTAAATTCATCTTCCATTAGTTTGCTTTCCCTTCTACCTCTTACCTTAGTAACTTTTGTATATTTTTTTTGCAATGCACTTATCTCTTTTTCTGTTAAAGCCCTAAGCGTAAGTGGTATATCTAATCTTTTTACAAAAATAGTTTTTTCAGGTAATATAGCATCCTCTGTCAATTTCATAATTATATTATCTTCTTGTTGCTTTGCTATTTCATCTTTAGTAAGCTCTCTTTCTTCTTCTATTCCTTCATTTAAAAATTCTTTATCTAAGTTTTCCATTTTTAACTTCCTCCAATTTTATAGTTTTATAAAAAGCTACACATAAAATTAATTACGTGTAGCTTAAATTTATTTATTATGCTATTTCATCTAAAAGTTCAAATCCTTCAAAAGTTCCATCTACTTGTATTTCTATATTTTCATCAGATTTTATGCTTGCTAGTTGTATTTTATCTACCATACAATTTTTATATCTAATTCTCTCATATCCAACTAGCCCAGGATTTTCTATTTCTGTAATTATTTCAAATTTATTAAATCCTTTTTTAATCCACTTAGATGTAGTTTTAAGTACTGTTAAAGAAAAAGTACCTTTTTGAGTGGATGCCTTGTTAAGTTCCCATTTACAACCAATTACTCTAAAAGTCTTTTTATCATTTTCTACTTCAGCTGTAAATTCTGTTCCATATCCTTCTTCTTCTCCATCAATTATTATTCTAGCATTTGAACCATCAACAACATTTGCAGCATCTATAATATTTTCATCATATTTTCCCATACTTTATAACCTCCTTATCCTAGGTATCCAGTACCATAAATTTTCTTCATTACATCAACCTTAACAGCATCCCATTTCCAATAAAATTCATCTGCTTTGGCAGTTGCTTGAAGTTCTGTATCTATATCAACATTAAACTCTGATATAATACCTTGACTCATTAATTCTTCAAAATATTTCTTCAATGCACATATAACAGTTGTTTGACCTGTTGCATCATTAAATATCTTACCTACAAACTCTTTTCTTTTTAATGAAGTATCTTTATTTATAGTATTAATAAACATAATATTAGAGATATATCCCATTGCTTCGTTTTTATCATCTACATATTTTTTAAATGTGTTCACATCATCAACTATAATCACGTCTCCATCATCAAAATCTAAGACCAATGTACCACTTTTCAAACACTCTTTAACTTCTGATTGGCTTAATCGTGGTTCTACTTCTTCAAATATAGTCTTAGCATTACATATACTTCCTGTTATACCTTTGCTTACTGCTAATGCTCCTATATAAACAGCTACTTCACTAGGTGTATATTTTATTCCCTCATAATAAGCTGAGCTCCCAACATTAACTATATTTTCATCATTAAAACCTTTCGATTTATCATTAATTTGTTTTATATTATCCTCTGTTTTTCCACCTAGAAAAAGTAGTATATCTTTTCCTAATTCTTTATTTTTAGCTACCCAAGCTTTTGTAGTTTCCTGCAATGCTTCATCAGCCACACCATCAAGTGCAAAGCTATCAAAACTATATCTTTCAAATTCTTCTAAAGCTTTTAAATAAGACTCATTAGTAATAGATGCGCAACCATCATTACCACCTTCAAGTGCTACATTTACTAAGTTTGCTAGTGTTGTATCACTATCAGCTACTTTAGTTGCAATTACATATTCATTATCTAAATTTGAGTTTATTTCTAGTACTATTTCATCTATAGTGCCTTTAATACTTGAACTAAATAACTGTTTAGTATTTTCAAAGAATATAAAGTCCTTTTTATCTGCATCAACTAAATTAGATTTTATTGTTACATTAAAGTTTCTAGCTGTTGGGTACTTAGTTTCTAGCTTAATTACATCTTTTGCACTATTCTCTGTAGTATCTTTTAGTGTTAATGTACCCTTCTTTTGTTTTCCATCTACAAGCCTATATAATAACAGCTCTTTTACATTTCCTAATAAAGCTAATTTACCTAACTTATACGCTGAATAGTTCATATCATCACCAAACAAAGTTTTAAGCTGTCTCAAGTCATTTTTTATTGTTACAACCTTGCCAACTTCTCCCCAATTAGCCTTAACTGGTATTGCTAATCTACCCTTTAATCCTGTGTTTGCAGACTTTTCTGCTTGTGTTTTGAATCTGTTATAAAAGCCCGGTATCTCCTTTTTTTCTTTTTCATTCCATGTACCAGTTGCCATTTTACTTCACCTCTCTTTCTAAAAAATCTTTTATTAATTTCTCAAACTCTGATTTTGTAAGTTCTTCTTTCTTACAATTAAATAAAGCACCTGCAACTACCATTTTTTCGTAGCCAAGTGCTTCACTATTTTTTAAGAAATCATTTTTCAAATATTTTTCTTCCTGCTTACTTACATTAGTCTTTTTATTAATTGTTTCAGCCAACCCTTACACCTCCTATTTTAAATTTCCATTACTATAAATTTTATCCATAATAGGACCTTCTCTTTTTATCTTACCTATCATTTTGAACACAACTGTTAATTGTCCTGTTGTAAACATGTCTGATTCCCTATCCTCAACTACGCTAACAAGAGTTAAATACATATTCTTATCCTCTCTAAGTCTTACTCTTTTATCTATTATTAAACTTGTTTCTAATGCTTCAAGAAACTTAACTATTTCATCCTTATTTTTACTTACAACATGACATTTCATAGTTTTGGTAATCTCAATCAAATGATAATTTATTCTTTTGTTTTCAACATTTGTAGTTCGCCATAATGCGCATGGAGCTATAAAGTTTTTCTTCCAATTATCTTTATAACTCTCAATTTCTAATAAATCTTTTGTGTACTTTGATAAAGCTTCTACCCATCTATCGCTAGTTGCATCTTCTTTATCTTCTAAAGCTATTACACTAAACCTTATACCTCTTGCTATAGCATCCCATTCCTCAACAACAATATCATTTTCACTTGTCCCTTTATAAATGCAAGTGAAAGCTTCATTTTCAGATTCATCAACTATAGTATTCATGTCTAAGATTTCAATAACTTGTTTAGTTAATTTATCTAACTTCTTAAATGTAGTTCTACCTTCATAAATCCATACTTCTATACTTCTTTCAAAACCTATCGTTTCTCCATTGTCATTGTCTTGCCCTTGTACAACTACCATATAAGGCTTTTTAGTATCTTTGTTTGGTACATTAGGTTCATAACAACCTTTCAATTCTTTTATATTATCTATTAAAGCTTTTCTTATTCCTGCCCTCATTTAATCACTCCAATATCTAAAAATCATATTACCTATTTTGCCTATATTTTTATCAATAGTTGGTTTTATAATAGGCATTGCTTTTGTACCAGGATGTTGAACTGATTTTACAGGATGTGAAGCACCTCTCCAGTATAAAGCTTGAGCTGATTTTGGAGTAATAACATGTGGTTTTGAACCTTCTTCAAGTATTCCTCCATATTCTGCACCATGCGATAATCTAATAATGAAATTATTTCCTCCTCCAAGAGTTTTAGCATTTAAACTTTGTCTTGCATGTGATGTTCTGTCTGTCCAACTTGCATTTGCTTTAGCTTCACCTTCTAGCATTGCACTTGCACTCATACAAAGTACAAACATACCTGCTTTTTTTCTATTTATATCATTTATTGCATTTGTGAAAGCACTCATTTTAATCAATCCTTTCAAGTGAACATTGATACCCACAAAGTTCTCCTTTTACAATTTGAGGATATACATTAACTATTTTCATTCTCCCATATATGCACTCAAACTCCAAAGAATCTCTACTGTTAACATCTAAGACAACATCATCACTTACTAACATTCCATATGTTCTAATAGAACTAAAAGTACCTTGCTTTTCACTTGATATTTGTTTCTCTGCTGTCTTTTCATTAAATATTCTAACAACACATTTTATCTCTGTTTCAGTTTCTTCAAAAGCTCCATCTATTTCAGTTTTTTTAATATTAGTTATAGTAATATTGGTAGGGTTCATATTAATAGTTCTTATTATGTCTTTTCTTCTTCTATCAATATTTATCATATTTCAAATTCTGTGCTAATTCCTAACATAAAACTTCCCTTTTCTTTTTTGTTAGTACACATATCCTTGAATTTCTCTGCATTTTGATAAGCTACAGATACTAGGTCCTTTATACTAGAGCTTTTATATGTTTCTTGACCCACTTTATACTCATACATTTCCCCTACTGTATTTTCATATTGTAAAGATTTTAATACCCATCCTTGAGAAGCTGCACAGTAAATACAGTCTGCTTCTTCTAAAAACAAGTTTAATTCTTCATCTGTAAATGATTTTTTATCTTTATCATTTAATAATAGTCTTAATTTTTCTATTAAATTACTAGTTGGTGTCATATATTATCACCTCATAAAAATAACACTCTTATGAGTGTTTTATCTAAAACTTATTTCTTGTACATTTTCTTCTACTGCTGCAAAAGCACCTCTATAACAATGACCTACAATTTGATTTTCTACTAACTTACTTAAATCAGCATTTCCAACCTCTGTTGTTAAATCTCTCTTTATTAACTCTTTAAATCCTCGCTTAGGTCTTATCAAATATCCTTTGCCTGGTGTAACACCTTTGTAAGAATATGTTTTTTTACCAACAGTAACCTCCCACCCATCATAATAAATTACTGTTGATATATTTTTTATAGATGGATACATGCTTCCGTTTAATAAATGTCCTCCATTTAACGCCATTTCTATTTCAATTTGGTCAGCACTAGAAGCCATTAATATATTACCTTGTCTTTTTGCTATAACTGTATCTTTTTGTGCTTGTGTTAATGTTCTCCAAATTCCTAGCCATATTGGGTCATTAGTTTCACCTTTAAAAGCTGTCTTATTAGAAGCTTTATAATTAAAATTTATTATTGGGCTTAGATGTATGTGGTTTAACAAGGCATTGTAACTCTCACCAATTGATTTATTTAATATTTCAACACTAAATGTTTGGTTAAAATCCTTCATTTCTTTTGTATACTCAAAACCAGTTGCATAAGTTTGTATCCTTGCAACTGGACCATTTTCTGCATTTATTGTACCGAATTTAATTTCTTCACCTTCTATATGCTCTAGGAATACACAGTTACCTTGTAAAGCCCACTTAGCATCCATAACTTGTGGTAAATTAGAATCTGCTATACTGTCATAGATTGGTTTATATAATAGTTGTACTTGCTCTCTGCCTAGTTCAACATCTAATACAACTTTTCTTAATAACTCTTTTAAATTTGAAGTCGAGCTAAAAGTCATCATTTCACCAAGTGGCTTATTTAACTCCAAGGTTTCCATTTCTCCATTTGATATTTTCTTTGTTACATATTCCATTTCACCATTTACTATAAATGGTATATCTTCTTGTAAAGTTTCTTTTCTTTTTTGTTCCAGCAAATTTTCCTGACTAATTACTTTAAATGCCATATATTTATCACTCCTTTTCTATTGTTGAGGTAATAATATAAACCAAATTACATTATTACTGTCTTTCCCATCTGTTACTCTACCAACTAGCCTATTACTTGCAGATGTAGTAGTAAATTTCTTAGCTGTATTATCCCAATAAATCAATTTCCCTGCCTCAAAAGCTTCTGATGTAACAATATTATCCGTTTCGTATTCAGCTTGCTCTATTTGCAAAGTAACTTCATCGCCTTTTTCTCCGTCTTGCATAGCGACTCCAAAGAATCCATTTATAAGATAAAATTGTTGTGTTTTAGTGCTTTCACCTTCTGAAAGAATAACTCTTACAGATTTCCCATCACTTATTTTTGCTCTTGTTATCTGTGTTATTGTGCTTGGCGTTGGTTGACCTTTAAATGCCATATAAACATCACTCCTTTATATTCTATTTTTCTTAGTTGTTAAACTTCCATTATTGCTAGAGTTTAATAATCCTGTTGTTGTTGGATTATCTTTATACATATTAGACATTGTATTTTTTACAAACTCATCATTTAATATATTTTCTATTTCTCCTGTTATTACTTCTTCACTTGAGCCTTCCTCAACATTTAACATTTTCTTAACTAATGTTTGAGCTATTTCACCTGACACTTTATCTTTAATTACTTTATTAACTATACAGTTCCAAGCTTCCTTTTTCTCATTTTCTAAAGCTTTTGAAGCCTTTTTTGCCACTTCAACTGTGTCCATCTCTCCTACTATTCCAAGTACTTTTTTCACTTCTCTTAATTCTTTTTCTGCTTTTAATGAACTTTTTACATCTTCCATCTCTCCTGTCACAATTTCCTTAGTTAAGCCTATTCCTTGTATGACCTCTGAATATGATATTTCACCAGTTTGCAGTAATCCTTTGACATTTTTTATTAACTCTTTTCCTTCCAATTTGTTTTCCTCTCCTTTCATTTCTCCTTTAGCTTCATAGCTTATTTTCTTTATTACTTCAATTTCTTCACCTAGATTTATTTTATTTTCAACTATAGTAAATGGTATACTATAAAGCTTGCATAATCCATTTTGCTCCAACTCATATATGACAGTATTGTTATCATATCTTATGTTTTGTATATAGAGATATGAATTATTATCATTAATAGAAAACTTAGCTTTTAAAGCTTCTCTTAAATCTATTCTTAAAGCTTCAAAAGTTCCATCTAACTGTTCGCCATTAGGACTCATTTCCATACCTACAATACTTGTTGGCATACCTGGTCTATGTAGAGGAGTCCAATCAATAGATAGTGGCTCATATCCTATAACATTCATTTCGCCTTTAGCACTCTTTTTAAGTTTTGGATAACCAAATATACTAACTTCTTTTATCCTTTTAGTTCTAATCCATCTTTTTAAATTTGTTGCATCAGCATCAATCAGCCCTCTGAAATAAGCTTTATCCCCTTTCATTTCTGCACCTATCCAATGCGTTACAGGTAGTGCAAATTCAGTTGATATATTTTCAGCTTTTTGATGTCCTAAAAAGCCATTAAGAGTATTTTCATTAGTGTAATCTACAATATCTTTCAAGCTTTTAGCAGTATAATTCCATCCCCTTTTAGATTTTGTAGCTGGTATCTCAACAACTACCTCAAGAGGGTCATCATCTATAGATTTTAAAGCTTCTATGTCTATATCTTTAGCTAAAGGAATATCAGAAGGTTTTATACTAGATATTAACGCATTCATTGAGTCCATTTCTCCAGTTATTACATTCATTTAATCACCACCTTTCAATTTAAAAATTCAAATTTCCATACACCTCTTGATACCACATTTCAAGAGGTACATCATTCATAGGATTTTTAATCCAATTTTTCAACCTTCCAACTAATATATCTAATGGTTGAACTACAGTAAGCATAATACACAAACAATGAGGGTGGAATGGATATACAGGAGCTTCATTTATAGGATAAACACCTTTACCCAAACCAAAATTATCCTCTCCACATATTTCGTCACATATATCTGTGTGAGGATGTGCCATGGACAACATAAACTGAATACCTATGGTTGCAGGGTTAATCATTGCAGAAGCTAAAACCCCATCACCATAAGCTGATGTCATTTCAGTTCTTGCCAATCTTAAAGCTTCATAACTTATATTTTGAGGTACTCTATTTCCTATTCTTTTTATCATATTTGGATATTCATCAACTAAAGTTTTCTTACCTTTTAAAACATATTTGTCTAACATCTTAGCTGTTTTAACACAGTCTTGACCTTCTGTTACTGCTGTTTGTAATATAACTTTCATATCTTCTCTGTACTTCTTACACTTAGACCAAATTCTATCAGATAAAAATAAACCATCCTTAACCCTTGTATAATAAGCTTCTACAGTTCTTATATTAATATCATAGAAAGCTTTTTGTATCATAGTTTTAGTTACTTTAGTTATTTGAGCTGTCTCAACTGCATTAATTAAAATATTTTTAGAGTAACTAGTAGCTGTTTCAACATTTTTATTTAAGTATTCATCAAAATTAAATACTAGTTGTTCATTTAATATTTTTATTTCTTGTGTTAATTGTTTTAGTATCTGTTTTAACCTAACTTTGTTAAAGTCTGAAAGATTTCCTTTTCTTATTTCTTTTGTAATATTTCTTGTTATGTTAATATACATTGTTCTTATTTCATCATCTTGCTTGAGCCTTAAATCTATAAATTTTTTTCTAGCTTCTAATGCCCATTTCTTGTACTCCCCTGCAACAGTTATTAATTCCGAAGTACTTTTATCCATTGCCATTATTATCCTTTATTTTATTTATTTCCTTCTCAATTTCATTTGACTCATCATTTAAACCTTGAGAGTCATCTAATCTGTATTTTAACATCTTGGTTTTTATTATCTTTTCTCTTTCTCCAACTATTTCAGGGTCATCACTTATATAATTGCTCATTGTATCTATATACTGTGCTAAAAAGTTTACTGTTGATTCTTCACTAATAAATCCACCCTCTAAAGCTTTATCTAATGCACTACATACTTTTTCTAGTGTTTCAGCTAATTCTTTATCATCTCGTGGATTTACTTCATCCCAACCTATAGTCACATCATAAGATGAATATTTCATACCACTAGAATTAGAACTCATTATTAAAACCATTCTTGCAAGTAATTGCCAGCTATTTGTAAATTGTTCTCTTTTTCTTCTTATCTTATTTACCATAATAGGCATTTGTTCTTTTACAGAAGCTAAAGCACTAGGTGTATGTACTCCAAATATAAACTCGGGTGTTTCAGATACATCTACTATGCAATAAAAAAGAAGCTTTAAAAGCTCCTTAGCATCACCTATGGCTGATTTTACTTCTACAAACTCAGCTTCTTCATCTTTGTTTAAGAATAGTATTTCATGCCCATCAAGATTTATCTTTCCACCTTCTTTGGCAAATTTAACTGGGTCTTCAACACCAAAATTGTGTGCTAAAAAACTTGCAACATCAGTTAATTTCAACTTTAGTTTTGGAGTAGAGTGCATTTTGCTACCTTTTAACGCATGTAACATAACATCATGATAAGCTTTTAAAAGAGGTTCTATTGGTTCTATATCACTTTGCCCATATTTCAATGTTTCATCAGCTTCATTTTTAAAATGTATTATTGGTATAAAACCCCATACATTAGGCGTTTCCCCTTCTTCTAAACCTTCTATCTTATCACCTTCAACCTCAACAAATCTACTTTCAGCAGTTATTATTTGTTTTACCTTAGCCTTTCTCTTGTTTTCTCCTAAGTCAGTCCATTCATTTTGACTTTCTAATATATAAGCTATAGGCTCTTTTGTTGTAGGGTCTAATATTATTTCTTTCACTTCTTCGGGTGATATGAAGTTATATATTAATCTAACTTTTTTATCGGGATATAAAGGATTTTCTCTTTCTTCTCTAGTTATCCAAATATAACAATCACCTTGCTTTAAACTATCTGTATGTGTTTTTAACATTTTAGATGTGTTATCTAAAACAAATTCATCTAATATATATTGAGCTTCTTCATCTTCTATTTGAAAATGAGGTACACCCATAAAACCAGTTGTTGAATTGACAATCGGTCTAACAAAACTAGAACCTAACTTGTAATTAGCATTTTTATTTTGATACAGTTCTCTTGCTAACTCATAATCAACTCTAGAATCGTCTAATTTATATACGCCAATGTTTCCACTAGACATACGCATAATCTCTCCTGCAGGTCTTTTAAATAGCTTTTTTACATAAGATATTATCCCCATACACTACCCCCTTTCAGTAAAGATAAATCAGTATTGTTATTTTCTGCAAACGAATATATTACTGCATCAGCTCTATCGGGTGATTCTCCAATTCTTTTTTTCATTTCCTTTTTACTTTCTATTTGTATTTTCCCTTTTGAATCTACTGTATATTTTCTATTTGATAGTTGTTTAATAAGTTTATCATCATTAGGAAGCTGTATTATAGCTTCTTTATTTTGTATAAAACTACTTAAATTTGCATCTAATTCCTCCCTCATGTTATCCCACATTTCAGAAGCTTTATTATAGTACTTATCTTTTTCTATAGCACTAGAACCATTTTGAATAGGTATAACTTCATATTTAAGTCTTTCATGTCTTATAACTTCTTTTAATCTATCTGTTACACCTGCACCTAAGCCATCATCATCCGTTTTTATTTTTACTCTGTTAATTTGATGATACATATTTTTAAATTTATCAACTGCTCTTAATATATTTCCTACTGTTTCCATTGTATCTTTTTTTGAATAAGTTAATAAATCAAATACTTTCCCACCTATTCTTGGAGCTATTATGGTTTCATCATCACCATATCTTGCTATATCCGCCCCTATATTTAATATATAGTCATTAGATATATTCACTTCTCTTATTGTGCTTGTTTCAACAGCTTCTAAAGATATTAAAGAATCACTTTCACCTTTTGGAAACTCTCCAAGTACTCTGACACGCCAAGGGTCAGAACCTTCATGGTACTTTCTTTTTAGCATTTCAATATTATCTTTTGATGTTCTAGGGCTGTCTAAAGAAGATACTTTAAATGTTTTATATAAATCTCTGTCTCTATTATGGCTATCGTAAAACGTTCCACTCGTTCTAGTTGGGTTTCCGCATAAAAGAAGCTTATTTTCTGCACCTGATAATGTTCCCAATATAGCTTCCATAATGGGGTCAGCAACTCCCGAAGCTTCATCAACAACAAATAACATATAATCTTCATGAAAACCTTGCATATTCTCGGGCTTTACTGCTGTTCTAGCTGTAGCCCACCATCTTTCTTCAAAGCCTTTCATATACACTTTTGTTTTAGTCCACTCAAGTAGCTTCTCAACCTTGCTATTACTTAGCCATTTAGCTATTTCAGCCCATAGTACGTCATATAATTGTTGTCGTGTTGGAGCTGTAGCAACTACTTTCGGAAAAGGTCTAGTGCTTAAATACCATACAGTTGCAATGCTTTCTAATCCAGTTTTACCTACTCCTTGACCACTTCTAATAGATACTTTTGGGGTTTGAGCTAAAGCCATCAGAACATCAGATTGCCACTTGTCAGCTTTAAAATTTAACATATCCTCTGCAAACCAAACAGGATTATCCCAATAACAATCTAATAGTGTCAATAAAGCTTTATCCATTGTTAACACCACGTTTCATTGCAATATTTTGTATAGCTTCAACCCAAATTTTTGAATCATCTCCAGTATCACTTTTCTTTAGGTTATCAACTTCACATTTTAACTTTTCAACTCTATTTTTCTGCTCCTCTGTAGCTAAATTCCAATCCTTATGAATCATTTCATCATACTGTTTAATTAAACTCCTTAACTCACTCATAGCCCTACTCTGTGCATTAAGAAAAGATGCTTGCCTATCCCATGCAAATTGAAATTCATACTCTATCTTCTCACCATTTTCTGTGCTTTCATGTTTCTTTAACTCCTTAATCATTTCTTCCTTGTCTTTAACATACATTATCTTTTGTGCTCTTATTATTGCTGCATATTGAATTGTTATCTGTTCCCAAAGAATATCAAATTTATCTTTTATAGATATTTCTTGTATTAATTCCCTAGTTTCTTCAGGTAGATATTTTGAGAAGAAACCAAACTTTTCAGCATTTTTATTTCCAGGAGGACCAGTGGCATTTTTATTACCTATGGGTGCACCTCTTTTATTTTTAGGTGCACCCTTCTTTTTCTCACTAGCCCAATTGTATCTTTTTATCCATGACTTTAAAGTGTTTAAACTAATGTCATACTTTGCTGATATTTCCTTTTGTTTCATACCTTTTATGTAATCTTGTTTTACCTTTTCTTTGACATCTTGCACATCACCACCTCGTTTGTTTGTCGTTTTGGGAATTAAAAAAGACCCTCCATCAA